TCCATCGCGCCATCTCCTCACTTATTACGCTCTCAAAGCTCTCGCCCAGTCCGCAAATCATATCGCTTGATATGATGCACAAAGTTCCGCTTCCTATCTCGCCTCAGCCAGTGCCTCATCTATGCTGTCACATTCCCCCGTATAGAGGTCGTCCTTGTTAAAGGCGTATTTATATTCGCTCATGACTACGCCTTCTGAAGTTTTGTATGAAAAATCCCTCTTGGTCATGACGAGTCCTCCTCTGTCCCGTCTGCGCCATACCGCTCTATTTTTTATCATGTCTTTTTTCGATATGACGCTTTGTTTTTCCTGCTATTGGCATGTCCTCATGATGTCTATCGACGCATATTCAAATCTGCATCGTGCCTACGTCAAACCCATAGCGAATCGGAAAAGCAGCCAGAACGCGGACGATGTGTTGCAGTCATCCACGCTCGCTGCCCAGCCGAAAAATGCTCAGTTTCGTCGTAGCATGGATCGCCGTAGGTTCGTCGGAGAGTCGTCACTTCCTTCCTCATTTTTCTATATACAAAAACAACAAAATCAATAAGCAGGCAGTAATCATGCTATCACCTGCCTTTTATGCGACATCGCCGAAGATAGCCTCTATTGCCTCCTCGACCGTTGGGGCTGCCTTAAGCTGCTCGTCAGTCAGCGCCATCCTCCTAGACGAATCGGAGAAAACTTCTACAAGCTCCTCCATTCGCTCTTTTGTGTACTTGCGTGTCTTTGTCATATTTGCCGATTCTTTCATTATATAACCTCCTCATTCCTGCCCGTCGAAGCCCATATCTCCGAGCCTCTCGAAGACTTTATCCATGTAATTCTCTACACCATACGGATCGCCTCCGTTTTTGATGTAGTTTTCCATGATGCTGTCAACAGCGATAACAACATCACTCAAATAATGCCCTTTATATCCGGACGCAACGGCGCAGGTACAGGCCGCATTATATGCGCCTTCCGAATAGGACAGCTCGGCATCGGACGCGCCTTCGCGCCTCTTGCCTTCTTTTATGGCAAACGAATCCTCTGCCGCATATTTGACAAATTGTTTCCAGATCTCTTTCATTTTTATTCTCCTCTTCTTGTCCGAAACCTCAAATTCTTCCGTTCATATACTTCTCATAGACATAACGCTTCACGGCAGAAGCCTTGTAAATAGCTTCTCCTCGAAACGTCACACGATATGCTTTCTCCATCGTGTCCATGATAAATGTCACATCGGGAAGCTCTATTCCGATCAAACGCCAAGCATCGACGTAGTTCCACAGCCTTTGCTTAGCCTCCTGTGCCTCTTCGTTTTCCTCGCATGTCTGAAGAAAATAAGCCGCGTCTACGAGCGACCTAACCATCTGCTCTGTCTGCTTTTTTGTCGTTTTCATGTTATATCCTCCTTGTGTTGTACCTAAAATTGTTCTACGACGCACCTATCGATGAAGCCAGAACGCGATTAACCATGTGCAGTGTATCCCACGGTATCACGCGCCCGGCTCGGTCGGAAAATGCTTAGTTTGAATCCGATCCTGTCTCCGACTCTGTCTCCCTTTCCGTGTATTTTTGAACGACGTACTCCCGCACGTCATTTTCCTTATAAAAGAAGGCTTCTCCAAACACGGCCGCAGCTTCGTCCATGATAGCGCGAACCGCCTGCTCGCTTGGAACATCAAGGCCTACTGCCTCCCATGCGCGAATGTACGCATAGAAGATGGAGAGCGCGTCGTGCTGCGTGCTAGTGTCCCCTTCGTTGTGGCAGTAGTAAATCCACATCGGCTCGATCAGCTTTTCCAGCATGATCTTTTTCTGGTCTGTCATTTTTATCCCTCCCTGCTACATGGCCTTCTGGATCACGTCGGAATACAAGAAGCTATAATCCTTCCCATATTCAAAATCTGGACGGCGACGAAGAGTCTCCCGTTCCTCGTCATAGACATCATCAGAATCCAGCAGCATACCAGCCTTCTTTGCGTATCGGAGAATGAATTTTTCAATCCATCCCCATATGTCCTCGACCTGTTCGGGTTTGTCTCCCTTTCGATCGAGCACATATTCCAACGCTGCAAGGCCGTCGAGCAACACGTATTCGGACGATGTTCCCCGCGCGATTTCCCCGATCTGGAGCTGCGTCTTTGTGATTCTGAATAAATCCCTCTCCCAATAGGAAGCCTTTTTTGTCGGCTTGATCGTGACAGCGCGAACGCCGAGAGGAGTACGCAGTGTCGCTTTGTTTGTACCGTCTTTTGGCAGCTCGAAGAGGATTTCATACCCTCCGATCTTCTTTCTTCGAACCTGTTCGCTGCCGTCCCTGAGAAAAACAGCAACGGGTTTCCAACATCCGTTTTCGATGCGGATCGTCTTCGTTTCTGCGTCATACGTCATCATAATATTTGCCTCCTCTCCATTAACCCGCTCCCGTCGGGGCGCACGATGTCCTCGACGTAAATCCTGCCGCGATGCGTCCGAAAGTACGGCCTACCATCAGAGGCTAGGTGTAAATCGGATCGGCAAAGCCTTCCTCCTCTCTCATGGTCAATCAGGCGATAGATGGCAGTGCCGCTAAAGCCGTCATCTTCAATGTCGTAAACTTCAAGGAATATTTCTGCTCCAAGAAAATACGTCCCCATGACATCCATATCAAATCCTCCCTTCTCCGTTGCGAACGGCCTTGACGAATGCTTGGAAGATGCGCTCGTGTTCGGCTTCGTCGTGCTTGGCGATGGCCTCGGCCGCTGCCGTCTCGTACTTCTGCACGAAATCACAAGAGAGTTTGATGTTTCCAAAAGGTGCGTATCCAGTCGCGATGGCAAGCCCGTCTCCGAGGTTATACACGTCGGCACGCCATCCGTAGATGCGAGATGTCGTGTACCACATCGGTTCACGGCCGCGCAAAAGGAAATGAGCCTTGCAATACCCGATGGGGATAACGCCATTACCTACGATGTACTGGACATACTTTCTCGTGACTTCCCTTTTCATAAAAATACACTCCTTTTATCAAATCGAAGAAAATATGAAGTAGGCTTGCCTCATCAGCGTGACAGGAGCCACCTTATCACGGACGCGCCCGATCACTATGCTGCGATCAGACGCGTTTCGGCACATGGCGACGGCGCCGGATCATACTGCGATCCAGTACCTAACATAGCTGTACCGGGAGCTGTCCCAATTAGGGATAAGCTCACGGAAACCCTTCCCGAATTTGCCGTCATAGACCTCGTAAAGAGGAGCAGTCAAGCGGCGAGACACATACTGGCGAATTGTTGCAGTATGGTGCTCGTAGCAAGCGACGCCGTTGATGTTCTTTTTCATGATAAATTCCTCCATTTCATATAAAAAACACATTCTCGGTCTGTCTCATCAGTGTAGGTAGACCGTCCCCTACAGACGGGCGCGACGAACGCCCGTTTCGACTATGCTCCCCAGTTTTCATTGTTGAACATGGATTCAAACTGAGAATTATCCCAGTCTCCGACTTCAGAAAGGTCGTCTTTAGAGACATACCGAGGAGACCCGATCACGGAGTCTATTGCATAGGAGCAAAATCCCCAACGCCGAGCTTCGATAAGCTCTTTCTCAAAAATATCATCATTGTCTGTTTGCGCTGCAAGGATGGCGCTCTCAAGTAAAGCCATGAAACCCGCTTTCGCGATCTCTCCGTCATATTTCATTTTTATGACCTCCTCTAGCCTGTCTCGTCAGCGTCGGTAGGCTAACTTCGACGGACGCGCCCGACGATGCCGGACGCGTTTCGACTTTTACATAGCGTCTTTTATATCTTTCTCAATTTGACGAAGGATTTTTTCCGCATCAGGAAAGGAAATCGTCGCCGATCGAAGGTCATGCGTCATAAGCACGACCGTATCTTTTAGGTGTAGCCGGCAGGAGAGGCCATATAGGCGGCCAAGAGTCGACTGTGCAAGATCACGGAGAATCACGCTCCTTGCGTCCTCGAAATATGCGTTTTCATACTCGTCAAGGATTACGATGCCGTCCGCGCCGAGAGAATACATGTCAAACGGAAACTCAACGAGATCCATCACGCTTTCAAAACTCTTGCGGAGTCTCTTAAGCACGTTTTTGGTCAACATTTTTGTCACTCCTCTTAAAATCCATTTGATAGACTCATAACAAAGCCCGATCCTGTCACGATCAGGCTCTGAATCAATCTACCAACAGGTAGGTAATTGCGACTCTGTTTTGATGCTTGTTTTACGTTGCCTTGACGCTGTCTATAGGCGTCTCACAACGGCTAAACTATACTCCCTAGGTAGCTTGCCAATGCGCGGGTTGGTCTGGATCAGTCGGTTACGTCGGCGATTCATCTTCTAGGGTAGGTTCCTATGGCTTGATCGTCGGCACGGCGTCCGTGCGTCCCGTCCCGTTTGTCGCGGGCTTGCTGCCTTCCGTCGTTTCGGCTTTCGCCTGCCGTATCGTTCGCACGACGGATCCGGGCAACGTATTCAATTTTCAAGGTACAAGGCCTTTTCGGCGGCCTCATCACTCCCTTCTATTTTTTTTTGCGTCTTTTTTTACGAGGACGCTACTCGGGTTTTTGATTTACAAGAGGTTTTCCGTCCTCTTGACTGTATTGTAACTCGGTATCTACCACTTGTCAACCACTTTTTTACAAGTAGTTTATTTTTTTGAGATACGCTTTGCTTGTGATCGGGCGCGTCCGTTGTGGTAGCTCCTTGCTACGTCTATATAATAACTCAATAATATATCTACATCAATAGGATATTATGACCAAAATATATGGGATAATAGTCATGACATGGCATGGATAAACACATTATTTTTGGGCCATATAATGTAGGGATTTGCATTTTTTAGGTGCGTAATATCGGCACAAACCCTTGATATTGCTAGGCTTGAGCCACTTTTTTATGCTATCGCATCGCCATATACGGCGGCTTGGTGCAGCACATCGGAGAAATATACCTATATGGGTATACGGACGGCACAAATACGGGCTTTGACAGGGATTGACGGCGACGATGGGCGACTCTGTGACTGATCGGCAAGGTGTCGGAGCGGATGCATCACGACGACAGCAAGACACTACGACGGACGACGGCGCACCTTCCCAATACTTTAACTAATTAAAATATCAAAGGGATCGCCGGACACCATATATAACATAGTTATATAATATGCTTTAGCGTGATGCAGATGCGGCTCGAACAATTAAGCGGGTATTAAATCGTTCTAAAAACATATAATTCATATCATAATAATATGAAATACAAGCATGTTTATAAACAATATATATAATAACATAAATAATAATTATGGTAAAGACGAAGGACGACGATTAGATATATGCTTAATGGTTATAATATGATAACCAACGGTTATAATACGGCGACGGCACGACGATAGACGCCAATTTATAGCATTTTTATTATATCTTATATGCTATTGTGGTATATTATAAGACGATCCGACGGGACGATGCCAATAATATATAGATATTTATTATGGTAGTATAAATAATATTTATGGTACGACTGCGATATAGGTTATGTTATTGTAAATCACTATATGTTGTGTATATTATGTTATTTTTTGATATGATATACTATATGTAGTGTTTATGAGGATATGATATATAAATGTGATTTATGAATATATAAATAAGACTAATGATAGAATGTCTGGCGGGTCAATTATTAGCGTTTTTTAATATGTATCACGAAGCAGCATGATTATTGGGTTTTTGGGCGATTTTTTCGCTTTTATGTGTTTATAGGATAGACAAATAGCACAATTTGTTTTTGTATAGCGCGGATTATGGCGCATGGAGCATTGATATTATTGGCTTTGATAGTGTTTGCGATAGGTGTTTTTGCGTCTGATCGGCGCGACAGCATCACGACGCGATGGACAGAGATCGGCACGGAGATGCACCGGATTCGCTTTAGTTAACTAAAGATTTACGTTGCAAGTGATATGATAATATTTCTCTCGATATGCTATAAAGCTAGTAATGACGCGGCTTTAGCGGCTTTTTGATGCTACGATATGCGACGATGCAGAGCGACGACGATCGACGACTGGACGCAAGACGACGACACAATAGCGACGATACGACGTATAGCAATAAGCTATGATGATATGGCGACTTATGGAGATGCTAGTATTTACGGGCTTTTATGGGATCAAATAAGGACGCATAATAGCAATTAGACGGCTTTTTTATGGACGCGTTACAGGCCGTCGGATTCTTCGGGGCGCGTATCACGACGGGAGCGGCTTTGACGTAAGGGAGTGGTAATTTTTGGTAGACCTAGGCGATGCGCGTTCTTGACACTGCGGGCTTTAATTTGTTCATGCATCTTCGCGTATTATCAACATTTTTCATATCATTTCACATCGGAGAAATATGGAATAGGGGCAGAGGGGAGGTCATATTGCGTATGAAAACCATGCAAAACCAGGAGTAAAAACTGTGAGAATCAATGTGATACAGAAAATATGATATTTGTGATACAGTCCATGATAAGATTAGAAAATAATGAATATGGTATTAAATATTATAAAACAATTATAAAATAGTTAATATATGATTAAAAATATGATTTCAGGTGCATTTTACTTGAAAAGTCACCACTCAACTATAGTGAGAGTATTTTTTGAGTCAACAGAAAACGATGGAGAGACTCTACGACGAACTACGACTCTACGACGAACGGCGACAGAGGGGAGGCTTGTATGGCATTTGACTATATCGGGTTTCAGACAGAGAAGCTCGTGAAAGCGAGAATTTTATCTGGGGCAGCCTTCAGGCTTATGTGGGCGCTGCTTTACAAGTGGAATAACCTGCATCGCAAGGATAGGTTTAATATGACCGACGAAAAGCTACTTGCCTTGTCTGGTATAAAGAGCAGATCGGCATTACTTAAGGCAAAGAAAGAGCTTCAGGGCGCAGGATTGATGACTTACTATCCGTCGAACAAAAGATTCGGAACGACATACTGGATAGCTAAAAATCATGAGGTTGAACAAAAAGAGAGCTACGTTGTGACCGATAAAAAGGCAACTACAGAAGAGAGGTAACTCATCTATTACTAACGTAATAGATAGTGAGTGGGCTTGAGAGCACTTTTTCTCCGATGCGAAAACAAACAGATTTTGATGAGATTCGACATTGATTCAAGCAGAGCTTGAATGATTTACAAGTAAATCGTTTTGTGTTATCACACAATCCCTTCGGGGACTCTTGCAGAGAGCTATCAAATCGGAGAGAATAAGGGGCAAGCCTATGGTGATGCGTCAGAGCTAAGCCGTGCTAAGCCTTACTTTCTCCGATGTGAAATCAAAACTGCGATAACAATCGTAGATAAAACCAAAAGAAAGAAAAATTGCGCTAAAAGAAAGAAAGGGTGAGTTATGGATTTATTTACAAGCCTGTTGATTGAGGCTCTGCTCTTGTGCGTCATATTGATTCTATGGCGAATCGAGGGAAAAATAGAAACCGTGCCAGCGTTGCCGAAAGAGCTTGAGGAGAGTACGGCAATACTATATCGCGCCACGAAGACTACAACAGGGGCTACGCCGGGCATGGATAAGCAAAAGGAGTGTTGTAAACTGAGAGACACAAAACACAAGAACCCAACCGTGTATGTCGTCTGCGAGGTCAAGATGAGTTATGACACCGACATCGTTGGAGTGTTCAGCACGTTAGAGGCGGCAGAGAAATATTGCGAGTACAAGAGGATCGTCGGAGGCGATTCTTTTTTTTATGCAGAGGCTCACGGGGTTGATGAGAAACATATCCCATCAGAGGTTGGCGTGCAGATTATCAAAGGAGAAAACGGCGATTATGTTGATTTCTTCGATTCGGAGAAACACACCGAATGTGACAAAGACGACAACGAGAACGTCATTAGGGGAACGATAAGCTACAGCGGCGAGTCGATTGAGAAGCTGCGTCGCATGGCGAGATTCATGAAAGACGCGGTGGTTAAGTGAGCAAAAATCAACTTACGCTGGGTAGCCTGTTTGACGGTATCGGCGGTTGGCTTGCATCGGCTACAGATTACGGAATCAAGCCGTTGTGGTCAAGCGAGATTGAGAGGTTCCCTTTGGCTGTCACTCATCAGCGATTCCCCGACGTACAGCAAATCGGAGACATAAGGAATCTGGACGGGGGGGGTACTGCCTCCTGTAGATATTATTTGCATGGGATCGCCGTGCCAAAACCTAAGCATGGCAGGAAAAAGAGAGGGGTTGGATGGTAAACAGAGTGGATTATTCAGAGAAGCAACACGAATTATACACGAAATGCGAAGAGCAACAAATGGAAGATTCCCCCGATTCGTGGTATGGGAGAACGTGCCGGGCGCGTTCAGCAGCAATAAAGGAATGGACTTTCGAGCCGTGCTCCAAGAAATCGGACAGACCGAGATTCCAATGCCTACGAACGGCAAATGGGCAAATGCGGGAATGGCAGAATTGCCTCAGTGTGAAATCGCATGGCGCGTTCTCGATGCCCAATATTGGGGAGTGCCCCAACGTCGCCGTCGAATCTTTCTTGTTGCAGATTTTGCAGCCTATAACCGATGTGCCGGAGAAATACTATTTGAGTGCAAGAGCGTGTCTGGGGATTTTGAGAAGAGCGAGGGAGCGCGGGAAGGAACTGCCGGAAGAGCTGAAAGCGGCGCTCGAACGGCAGGCAGGGAATACACCAGAGCGGCAGGATTTTACGCAGGAGGTTCTGCCGGAGCTGTAGGTTATCAAGTAGAATGTGCAGCAACGCTCACGACACGATGGGGTGGACAAGCTCCTACTGTCGCAATCTACGACATGACGCACGCCGATGAGGTCATGCGTCATGTCAAGAGCGGCATTGCCCCGACACTCAACGCACGGATGGGGACGGGCGGGAATCAAGTACCTGTGGTGCAAGAGTCACGTTCCTTCGATGCGGGTAAAAGCCCTTGTGTTGATGAACCGCAAGTTATCGCAGTACAAGGCAGTATGATTGGCAGATCGGAGAAGAATGGCCCTCAAGGAAGCGGATTATCTGACGTATGCTTTACGTTGAATACGGTTGACCGACATGCAGTAGCTTCTTATGTGATGACAACAGGGAGCTATATGCAAATCGAAAAAGAAAAATCTCCTACGCTGATGTCTCGCGACTACAAAGACCCAAATGTGGTATGTGTGGGAAATGGGCAAGCGGACAATGCGCGTTTACAAGAAAAAGCAGGAGCGCTCAACTGTATGCACGATCAGCAGTGTGTTATGTTCTCCAAGACCTCTTTTGCTAAATACGAAGAGGTGGACAACACAACATCGCTACGAGCTTCTGGTGGTGACATCGGTGGCGGTAGCGAGAACTTGTGCTGTCAGTCTTTTGTTCGTCGTTTGACTCCGACTGAATGTGAGCGCTTGCAGGGCTTACCAGACGGATATACGCTCATCGAGGACAAGTCATGCTCTGATTCTGCGAGATATAAAGCCCTGGGAAATGGCATGGCAAAACCGTGTTCAGATTATGTGCTACGCCGTTTAGCAGAGGCGTTTGAAAGAGAGTGAAAAATGATGGGTATAAAAAATAAGGGGAAAAACTGGGTTGATTTTCGGAACAAAAAGAAAGGAAAATATGTTATTTTCTATGATTCATACCCGCATGGGGTGGTTAAAGCAGAGGTGTACAGTAGTATTCGCTTGGCCTTATACTCTATGACCAACAGTTTGGAGGTTCAACAGTCTCTTCATGACGCATCTGGCAAACTCCTTGCGTGGGTAGAATGCCACGAGCTTGTAATGTCAAACGGGCTAAAGGAAAAGCAAGCTAATCCTATACAACACGGCTACGCCGACAATAGGCAAAACACAATATCTTCTTCGATGTGAAAATAAATTCGGCGATACGCCGATGGCGGCTTTGCCGACATAGAAAGGACACGGAGTATGACAACAAAACCAAAAGAGAAGTTCGCAGGACTACCTACAGCGGAGCAGGAGTGCGTTATCACCATTGACCGAGACACGCGCTGCGCCAGAATCTACGCGAGCGATACGCGCTATATCAACAAGTTGGACAAAATCTACAAGAGGGTGCGTATACATCAGAACTGTGACGGCATCACGGCGGTTGAGTACGAAGTTCCAGAGAAGCTCATTTCATTCCGTAGCGGGATTATGAAAAGGACTCTCACAGATGAGCAAAGGCGGGTTTTGTCGGAGAGAGCAAAAAAACAAGGCCTAGGAAAAGCCTAGAATCAATTCTACGCGCTCTACAAAGCGAAGAATAGCTTTACAGGCACACTTTCATTACCTACGCGACACTTTATATGCGTGGCATAGTTTTTGACGAAAAAGTGCGTTCTATAAAGGAAATAGACACAAGTAGTTCTAGTAGTCCTATAAAATATAAGATATAGGATAAAAGAACTATGTATAAAGAGTTTGAAAGGAGATGGCACTATAGCTCAAGAGAAGAGACAAACGAAGATTGACAAGATGGGCATTGGAGCGAAAGTGCTTGCGATGCGACGCGATCTTACTTGTGAGGAAATAGCCGACGAGATTAACAGCCGCTACCTTCCAGCGGGAGAAGAGCCTGTCACTAAGATGACGGTTTCTAGGTATTGCACGTCTCACGGAATGACGGACATGTACCGTAACCATCTAACGAAGGCGATGGAGCACTTTGATGCTCTAGCCGAGGCAAAGAAGGTACGCAATCGCTTAACAAAGCACACAAACAAAATGGAATCGCTTCTTGACGAACTGAAAGAGGACGAAGAGAAGTTGTCCGAGATAGCGTCCATCTCTAACGCATACCTTAATTCTTGCAAGCAGTTGGCTGAGTTGAACAGAACGGTAAGCCAGATTCAGAAAGAGCAGCTTGGATTACAGAAGGTGCGTAAGGTTTTGGGTGTTGTCATAGCAATCCTTGACAGATACCCAGAGGTCAAATCTCAAGTGTTTGAAGAGCTTCGGAAATCCGAGGTTTACGATACGATACGTTCTATCTAGCGTGTCGAAGAAATTTGGGTTTGAGACGCGTGGTGGCCAAGTTGCCGTGGAGCGTCCGTCATGCTGACTGGGACAAGGCATGAATTTTATACCACAAAATACGAAGGGAGGTTGATATATGGCGAAAGCACAGAAGTTTTTTGATGAACTGTCCGCTGCAATAGAGAACGACACATCGACCGAAGCTATCCTGTCGAGAGAAAGTACAGGCAGACGTGTCAAAGAGTGCGCTGAGTCGTTAGAGTTGTTCGCAAAGACATACTTTCCGACGGTTTTCTCAAGCGAATTTTGCCCAATGCACACAGAGGTATTTGCTTCTGCCGAGGATATGATCCTTAGGCGCAAGAAACGCAAGAATTACTACGTTCGGGCTGCTCCTCGTGGTCACGGCAAGTCGCAGGTTATTTCCTTTTTGCTCATCATCTGGTGTATCGTCTATAAATATAAGCAAAACATACTGCTCGTATCAGATACGCTAGACCAAGCAAAGAGCTTTATATCGGCGATTAAGACCGAGATGGAAGAGAATGAACTGATACAACGTGACTTTGGAAATCTTATGTCAGAAGAAAAATGGGCGCAGGATAAAATCGTCACATCGAACAAAGTTCAGGTCTATGGCAGAGGCGCGGGACAGAAGCTCAGAGGCAACAAATACGGTTCGATTCGTCCCCAGTTGGTTATCATCGACGATCTGGAAAATGACGAAGCCGTAGAAACAGAAGCTCAAAGACGGAAACTGTTTAACTGGTTTATGAAAGCGCTTATTCCCGTAGGCACTCCTACCACTGATTATATCTATATCGGTACGGTGCTGCACTATGAGTCATTGCTTCAAAAACTGCTTACAGAGCCGTCTTTTTCTATGTGGAATCGCAAGAGATACCAAGCTATACAGCATTTCTCCGAGTCGCCTTTGTGGGATGAATGGGAAGCCATGATGCTAGACGAAAATAATAGCCAAGCATACGAGGACTCCTATCAATTCTACGTTGCACATCGAGAAGAGATGTTGGACGGTGTTGAATCCTTGTGGCCGCAGTCTGGCCGTGATTACTACGAGAACATGATGGAGTTACGGATTTCTGACCCGGGAGCATTTGCTTCCGAGTACCAGAATGAGCCTGTTGACCCTTCACAAGCAGAATTTCTTGCCGACTGGTTTGACTACTACTATGAACTTCCTGAAATCGTCGGAGTTTATGGTGCATGTGATCCGTCGCTGGGAAAAAGTCGCTCAGACAGAGCCGCTATCATTTGGGCAGGTAAAGATGCCAACGGGTATCTGTATATCCTTGAGGTAAACATGGGAAGGTATCATCCAGACCGTCTTATCGAGATGATTATTGCAGGTTCTATGAAATATAGCGACAAACTGCGTTCAGTTAGCATCGAGACAGTCCAGTTCCAAGCCATGTTCAAAGATGAGGTGGCAAAGCGCGGCCTTAACGCTGGCATCCAGATTCCCATAACGGAGTTCAACGACAAGACTCCGAAGGAAATCCGGCTTAGGGGCTTAGTTCCGAGAATCAAGAACAAGTATATCAAGTTCCGTAAAGACCAGACCGTGCTTATCAACGAGTTTTTACGCTTTCCGAAAGGTTCAGATGATGGCATGGACGCAGTCAACATGATCTGTTCTGCTGCATTTCCGTCGGTCAACAACAAACTTGTATTTGGTGGTATCACAACAATGAAACCTAGAATGGCACGGATAGGGGGTGTTTTTGGCAAGTGGAGATAAAAATTTTTGGCAGAAGGTTCAGCTTTGGATTTACAAAAGATGATGGCAATACGACAAGGCAGACTGTTTCTACCATCGTGCCGTATACAGTCAGCGTTCCCAAGTCGTCTGTACCGAAGCTCAACGAAGAGAATTTGCGAAGATTTTCACGTAATGCTATCCCTCATCGCGCAATTACTTTGATTCGTGACGGTGTGTTGGCTCAGAGTTGGCGCATTGTTTCCACCAAGCCCAACGACAGGCGTTCATATTCTACGCTGATTCGAGCGGTAGAGAACGTCATCAATAAGCCGAACGAGACGGACGATTATAGGTCTTTCTGGGGGCAAATCATCAATGAGACTCTTATCGGAGACAATGGTGCAGCGGAAATCGTTTTTACAGGCGACTCTCAGCAGCCCATGAAGCTATATCCTGTGAATGGGTTCTCTCTTGAGTATGTCAATGGGTTCTATGAAGATCCTTCCTTCCCTAGATTTTGTCAGCGTGTCGGGCATTATGGAAATCCTGTTTATCTGCGTGATGAAGATGTTCTGTATATTCAGCACAACAAAACAACAGATAAGCAGTTTGGGCTTTCTCCTCTTGAGGCATCGTTTGAGCAAATCGTAGCTCTGCTTGAAGCGGAAGAATACGCTACAAACCAAGCGTCTAATGCTGTACCGAAGAACGCGCTCAACCTTGGAGAGGGCGTATCGGCAGAAGACTTACAGGCATATCGGAAGTATTTTGAAGAAGAGGTATACGGTAAAGGTTTTATGCCTATTCTTGGGGGAACAAAGGGTGCGAGTTCCTTGCGCTTGGGCGCGGAAGGGGACTCTGAGCTTTATCTTGAATGGCAGAAGCATCTTATCACGATCATAGCACTCTCTTTCGGTATTGACCCAAAGAAGTTGGGACAGGGATCGAACACAGACAGGTCTACGGTTGAGGAGCAGAACGAATCGCTACTCAATGAGACTATTCGTCCGCACTGTTTACTACTCCAAGATGCAATCAATCGAAAAATCATAGGCAGACTAGGTCTTTTCGATGTGATAAAGTTTGAGTTCGTTTTTGAGGACACTTTGGAGCAGAAGCGACAGCGACAGCAGTTGATCGCGGAACAGTGGAACACCAACGGCATTACTCTTCGTGAGTATCGTGCGGCATTGGATAAGCCAGCTATTGAAAGCCCATACAATGACATGACACAGGCAGAAATGAAATCTGCTCTAAATCAGAAGTATGCAATTCAGTCGGCCTTATCCGGAGGCTTCAATGGCTTGGGCAAAAACCGCAAAGAGGAGGTGGAAAAAAAGGTTGGAACAGATGAAACTTAATGTTGTATCTTTCAGTGTTGCACAAAGCGAAAACCCTGACTTCATGAAATTTGACGCGGTTGTTGGTTATGTAGACACTCCTACAGACGCGACTCCCGGAGGTGGAATCGACGGCTACCAGCTTGTAATCAGTTCAGAAGGAATGGACGTACAGTCGCTTATTGGTAGCGGAGTGAACGTAGCATGGTATGATGGGTGGTTTGAGGATTCGTCGAAGAACCTTAAGGGGCACGATGCACGCTTCAAGGTGGGTGTAATCGACAATGCTTATGTTGCGGGGAATGAAATCCATGCATCTGGACACCTTTGGAAGTATGATTTTCCCGATGTGTGTGACACGATTGAATGTGCGAAAGAAAGTCTCGGCTGCTCGGTCGAGGCTTATTTTGATGGATTCCGAAAAGACGAAGACACCAAGATTCTTATGGGACTCGGAGCGCGGTTCACAGGCGTTGCGATTCTCTACAAAAACAAGGCAGCATTTAAGAGTACAAAGGTTATGTGCTCTATTCAAGAACAGGAGGAAGATAATTTGAACGAAGAGACGAAGAAGGCTCTGGAAGCTATGTTTTCGGAGCAGAACAAGGCATTTGAGGCGAAGTTTGAGGCAATCAACGAAGCTATGGAGAAGTTCGAGAAGCAGGTTGCGGAACTTTCGGCGAAGACGGAAAACGAGGCGGCAGACGAGAACGCCGCTGAGAACAACAAGGTTGAGCTTTCGGCGGTTGCACAGGTTGTTGCTGACGCGATCAAGGAAGGCTTTGAGTCTATGAAGCAGAATCCGGAGGTTGACGCAATGGAAGGCTCTGCGGAGAACAAGACGACTGCCAGCGCAACGGCAACTCCTGTTCGCAAGACTGCGGCCTTCAGTACGACTCCCCAGATGTCCGAACCGAAGGAAAAGACGGCTATGGAGCTTGCAGCGGAAATCGACGCAGACGAGAACCTTACTCCCGATCAGAAGTGGGCAAAGAAGGTTGACCTCTGGAATGAGCATCGCGCCGAGTTCAAGAACGCCTAAGATATGGGCTAAACCGGTAAGAAAAATCACAAACAAAAAGGAGAAGATATTTTGGAACGTATGTTTAACGGCATGAGCCGTCAGATGACTTTTGCGGCAGCAACGGCAGATTACATTGGCACGGGTGCGATTCATGTTCCGGTCTTTGAGCCGCAGATTCTTGACAATACACGCAAGCGTGGTGTACTTCTTCAGCGTGTTCAGGTGAAGGCCGCGACTGGGCATCCTACGCGCTACTTCGAGAAGGTAGCTCATGAGAGCAAGCACAAGTTCATTAACCCGCGTGCAATCGACCATCTTCTTGACACGAAGATTGACCACGTTGAGCACAGCGCCTACATCAAGGCTATCGTTGACGGTATCACGTTCACGAAGTTTGATCGCGAGGTCTATATTCAGCAGGGCAGCACGTTCGGCAATCTGGAAGCACAGGCTCTTGATGAGGTTGTCACGGATATGCTTGACGCACAGGATCGCGCCGTATGGACGGGTGCAGCCACGAGCCTCATGGATTCTACCTCGCCCGAATACTGCTCTCTGATTACGCAGATTACGAAGAAGGGTGAAATCGCCAAGGATGCACGTCTTGTGAAGGGCATCATTGCGAACATCGCGGCTCTTATGAACAACAAGGAGTACGCTGTTCGTCCGACGGCTATCTACATGAATCCGATTGACAAGGCTCTTCTCGATGCGCAGGAGATGGACGAGAAGGATAAGATCAAGGTCTATGACGTTGAGGTTGTTCCCGGCATCAAGGTTAACGGCATTATGACGGCTGCGGGTATTCTGCCGATTATCACGGACATCTATTGCCCTGAGCATAAGATCGCCGTCCTCGACGAGAAGCAGATTGAGCGCCAGTATGTCGCATCGCCTACGCCGCGCATCTACCAGCTTGGTACGGAGAAGGATCTGGCTACGCGCTATATCTCTGTTCTCTTCGATACGTTTATCGTCCGTGCAGCTAAGTACGGTCACATGATTATCGACATTAAGCAGGCCTAATCGTCTGTAAAAGTTGATACAGGAGGGAGTTGCATCGCAAGGTGCAGCTCCTCTTTTTATGTGATGTAAACGCATTAGGACATAAGTAATAGAATGGTGGTGATGAATTGGCGAGAAAGAAAGCAGATGAAGAGAATATGTTGGCTGAGGAGGAGTCCACGACAGTCGCTACTGAGATGACATCCGTGACCTTTTCCGATTCGGAAGTTATTGCTATCCAGCTACAGGGTAGTGTCATTTACCCGAAAGACGGCAAGGCAAATGTGACGGCAGAGCAGTTGGCTCAGCTAAAGGAAATGGGGTTGGTAGAGTGAGTTATATCACGGAAGAAGAGCTGATCCCATATCAAAACATCATGGACGGACTCAATATGGATGACGTTCGCATGGCCACAAGTTTGATTGATGGTTATCTTGGTCGTTCGTATGAGCTTAAGACGTTCCGCGACATAGTGAAAATCAATAAAACTCGCAGGGGAAAACTCAAGCACGCGCCAGTGGCAGAGCTGAAAAAGGCTCAGATTGTCTATGACTGCATGTTTGGAAGAGAAAAGATGGATGCCAATTTGGAAGACATCGACCTCGATCCAGAGATGGACGGCTACTTTACTTATTCTGGTGGCTACGGTATCGCGCCATTGGTCTACGGATTCAAGCCGTTGTCTATCGAAGTCACATACACTTCTGGCTTTAAGGAATATCCCCAGAGACTCAAAGATGCTTGCGGCATGTTGGCGTGTAATATTCGTCAGGCGAAGTCTTTCAGCGGAGCGAAGCAACTTACGTCGTTGGATTTCCAAGTCATGATGAGCGATGACAGTTTCTTCACATCGGACATCAAAATGCTTCTAAAGGGGTTGGATAGTCTTGCTGGCACAGTTTAATCGACTCAAGAAGCCCATCAACATCAAAGGCAAGGCTTCCGAAAAGGCTGTATTTTCTCGTGTTGGCAGGTCATCTTCGAGTAACTTTAAAAGCAATTTTGTTTATACATGCTTGCTTCAAGAAGACACAAAACTTGAGAACGGTGACGTTTTCTCTGCCAAAGTGGGGCTACAGAATACGCCTACACAGTTTCTCACTATTTCTGTTCGTAAATCGGATGAGTCTGTTCAAGCTACCGTTTACAGATGTAATGGAGAAGCCAAGATATACAGGTCTACCCCGAAATACGACGAATATGACGAGGTTGTTGGAAGCGAGCTTAGTCTTATAGACACAGTGCCGACAAACCATGTCACCGTTAATGCGACAATGCGACTCTTAGATGCTGGATTACTCCCAAGCACAACGAAAGAGTTCCGTATGCCTAAGTGCGGAGTCAAAGAAATGGATAGAATCGTTTTGGACGGACAGAATTTCTGTGTCGATGCGATTGATACCACGAAATTTGACGGTCTACTCGCGGTACAGACATCGAACGACAATAGGAGTCTTGGATAAGTTGAAGGACTACAGAGAAGAGTTCCTTAGTGCGGTTCGCATCGTCGTACAGAGATACTGCAAAGCAGCTCAAGAAATCGTAGTGCAGCGGTGGGCATCACTGGACAATATTGACGGAGATGCTTCGATTAGAGACATGGAACTTACGGCAGCTCAAGACGTTGTTGCAAGAGCTATATGCGCGGTCGGACAAAAAGCATGGATCGCGGAATATGGCAAGGGTAGTCTTATGGAAACAAAGGACAATCCATTTCTCAGCGACTATGTAAACAGTTCTCTTTTTAACAAGGATCGCCTTGGCCATGCCTTGGCTACGGTCGGCAGGGATTATGGGTACTATGAGGACTTGGACGGAAAGCGTCACTTTTCTCACGGCGGCTTAAAAGGGAAGGTTATCGAAACTTTCTACGGGCAGCCATTATTCTTTCCGATTCGTGCAAAACACGTCATCAAAGAGACGGTGAAATCCCTTGAGCCAGAGCTGTATAAAGAGATTCAAGAAGCGATTGCAAACGTGATTACAGACGTTATGAAAGAGTTTCCAAAGAAGGTGATTATATATGCTGGATGATATGGAGCTACTGGACACAGTATACGCTGCGTGTTGGAAAAATGCAGAATTGACAGCTCTCTTGGGCAGTCCTACGACTCCAAAGGCGAGGTCGGAGCGTATTCATAGAGAGATTACTCCGATGTCCTATGCCACGGCAGACAATGTAAACTTCATCAGCATGTATTTCAGCAGCGCAACGGAGACAGACAACATTTATGCCATTCGCGGATTCTTGACCGTAGACTACTACTGCAAGAGCCACAGCGACATCAAAAAGCTAAAGCGGATTGTTACACAGATTCTACAGGATATGGATATCTTTTGCACTTCAAGAGCAAGTATTGCTTCTGATGTGAAAGGTGTCTTTATCTATTCGGAGAAGTATCGACCGCTTATATGGGCATAGATCGTCGTAGCTCGTCGTAGGTTGTCGTAGAACCTCCGTAGCATCAGGGGCTGCTTGGCAGAGTAAACAAACGACATCAAAACCATAACCTATCCCATAACCCATTTCACAATCCATTTCAAAAAACATTTCAAGCCATTTCAAAACAAAAAAAGGAGACAAAGAAACATGGAAAATTTGACAAAGAATACGAGCTATTTTGTAGAGGGCACTGGTCGAGCCATCATCAATGACGGTCATGGCAACATCGGCTATATCCATCTGCAGGAGGCAAACTTCGAGTTCTCGTCTAAGATGGAGGACATCTACGGCGGTGAGTCGAACACGAGCCTCTACCAGTACCAGACGGAGAAGAACGGCAAGGTCAACTTCAAGAACGCTTCTATGGATGCTCAGACGGTCGCGCTGACGCAGGGCGTTGGCATGGCAGCGAAAGCCACGGTCTTTGCTATGGACGAGGAGGTTGAGATTCAGACGGACGGCGGCTTCACTCTTGCTCATGCTACGGAGGCAGACCTGAGCACGCTCATGTTGGTTGATTCCGAGCGCAAGGCTGTCCCTGTCACGGCAGGCAAGGTTAACACGTCGTATGCGAACAAGAAGCTCTTGGCCACGTATTGCTACAAGACCACGACGAAGGCTATCGGTGTTGATGTTGACACGGTTGCTGTTCCGGGCTACGTCCAGATTCTCTTCCGCTCCAAGCCGATGATTCAGAAGGACGGCCGCAAGGTTCAGATGATGATTACGATCTACAAGGCGCGTTCCGACGGCTCTCTTAAGCTCGACCTTAAGCACAAGAACGCTTTCGCTCCTGAGCTTGAGTTCGGCATCGCCGATCCTGAGCGTGAGGACGGCAAGTTCTGGTCGTTCGCGGTGGTTGACATCACGGAGTAATCCTTCATTAGTATATAGGAAATTATGGGGCTATCGAAAGGTAGCTCCTTTTTTCTTTATATATGGGAAAACACAGATAGGAGGTAAATATGGGAGCAGAAACAGAAACGAAAGACGACAATTTTATCCGATGCCGAGATGGCAAGGATAGGGAAATTTTCCCCGCGCTTATCAAAGACAAGAATAAGCTGCGCCATTTTATCACAAAGTTCCATACAGATATGGCTATTTTGAACTTCCTTTCTCCAGACTTGAAGAAAATGACGGAGATGCAGGAGAAGGAAACATCCGGCAAGGACGTTGACGCATCGGAAGCCTTTTCGGACGAGCCGTATAATGCGATGATGGAGCTTTTGGTGATGGCTTTTGGTGGCAAGTGTTCAGAGGAAGAAATCGCGGGTTTTGTCGATATGGCTATGGTTCCTCGAATCTTTAACGTATTCTTCGGCATCAGTGGCTATAAAGAGGCAAAAAAAAAGAAAGCGGAGTCCAGTGGAATGAACTTGTCGCTTCCATCGTAAAAAACACATCTATGACAGTGAGAGACATCAATGAGCTGTCTTTTCCTGAGCTGGAAGAACTGATGGACGGCATGAGTCTCAACGCTGAAAAAGAAAGAGCCGAACTGGAAGGAACCCAGACGACTCGCGGCGGCGCAGAAGAGTTTATGGAGTTTATGTTGGCAAACAGTTAGGAGTTTTTGTCAAATGTGTAGCTCTGGCTTATTCCTAATGTCGATTACCATAGACATTATATCGCGAACAAAAGCAAACCCTATGAAGAGAACTGTTACCAAAAAGGTTATAGACCATATCCAAACATAAAGGGGAAACACGTCTCTGTTGTTGATCGTCATTTTTACAGAGTTTGTTTCGGTAAAGAAAAGGTTCGTGACAACAAGACCCATAGACAGGTAGAACCCTATAAGCGAAACTGCACCTGTGTAGTCTGCCGCTTTTGCTAAGAGCATCCAATATTTGTTTTCTAGGTATGGTGTCGTAGGTTCAAGCAGGTTAAACCAGGGCTTCGCCGCTCCAAAGAGTCTGTCCGCTAAAGCCCATAGTGTTAGACCACAGAAAAAGCCAAAGACTAAAACCTTTCCGTAGTCTGGTATGAAAATAAGGGCTATTCCGGCAATAACACCGAGTGCAGCTCCGTCTTTCCTCAAAAACAAGAAAAACATAACTATGACAGCGATCACGGTTGGAACAGTGCCTACGAAAAACATGATTTACACCTCCTGTTTCTTCGGTTCGCATGGCATTTGCAAAGGCTCTAGGTAGACAATACACTCGTCATTCTTCGTCATCAGCAGAGAAGTAAGAGAGCGACATCTTCTTCCAGTCATTTCTCGCCTTAACGGAAACAAATTTTATGGTCAGGTGAATCCATTTTTTATTGATGTTACCGTAGACCTTTCCGTACCCTTCGATTACGTTCATAGTGTCCGAGAAGTTCACCTTTTCGTCTTTAGTTTTGTTTAGGAGCGTCCTTTCGGCTCGATCAAGACTGAGGACGTGTTCTACACATATCGTTGAGGAGGCGTAGCTGTTCTTTTCTTCTTCGTTGTTGAATCCACTCTCTACTTCTACAGTTGACACATATCCAGACTTGTTCTCGTAAACAGAGATAGTGGCATTTCTGCCCACATGAAACAGATACTTCTTATACAAGCCAGTTTCTCCCTGATAAGTAAGTTCTCCTGTTGCTAGTGCTGCGTTGAAGAACCTAGGGTTTTCTTTGCACGCTAGCTTATAGTTCTCGAAGAATGTCTGTGCGTCGTAGTCTACGAGTTGTATAGGCTTGGCTATGCATGGTGAGGTAAACATGCACGCAAGATACACTATCAGAACCGCAAACACCATCAAAATTTTCTTTTTCACGCTCATCATCTCCATTTCTTCGTTGCTTCGAATTCCCTTCTTTCCTTATTTCACTCGATTCTTATTGTTACTCATCGTTTTCAAATATATCATATCATAACCTTGTCTAAAAATCCATCGTATAGGAGGTATTTTCTCAAAAAATGGCAGATAAATCACAAAAACTGCAAACAGACCTTATCTTCAAGGCTCATGACGCGATCACTCAGATAAATGAGCTTGCGGCGGCTTTGGACAAGGTTTCAAATATCAAATTCAACAACGTCACAACTCTTATGGGTTCTATGCGTAATGCAATTACGAAAATTGCGGAGTCGTCGAATGACAGCACGAAAGTTCAGAAGACTAATGCGGAAGTAGTCAAGACCCTCATACAGCAGCAGACAAAACTGATTCGTGAGATGCAGAAGGAATACGCCAAGGTTGGCAAGGGCGTCGTCGATACTTCGTCGTGGAAGCAGAATATCGGTGTGCTTAATAGTCTTACTCAGCAAATTGCACGCATGAAAGTAGAAATGGGCGACCTAGGTTCTGTACGCAAGGAGTTTGAACGCGCACTTTCTCTTTCAATGGGAAATGACAGTCTTATCAATAACCTCAAACAGCAGTTGAATAACTTCGAGAAAAGGTATGCGGAAGTTAAAGCACTGATGAGCGAGGCTAGAGTCAAGAATGACAACAGCGCAAACCAGAGAGCGCAGGCAGCATCGGAAAGAGCTGAGAGGGAGAGACTGCGTAATATCGAGAGAGCGAGGCGTCAACAGGAACAAGCAGACCTTCGGGCACAGCGTGAACAGGAAAAGGCGGCAAAGAAAAGAGAGTCAGATGCGAATAGGTTGGCTTCTCTAAACTCTCGCATCGAAGAAATTCAGAGACGTATCAATCAGCATAAGGGAAATGGTGGTTTAGTCTACACACAAGCGGCCTTTAACGCAGAGATTGCACGCATCAATAAAATCAAACAAACTCTTCTTTCGATGGGACAAACAAACCTTGCGGGGCGCATATCCCCAGAAAACATGATGGTGGGTGTCAATAGGTGGCAGAACGATAAGCCTCCGTTGGCAGCATATCAGAGATTCCGTCAAGAGTTAAACAAAGCTAGGGAAACTGCGGAAAATATGTTCCATGCCTTCAAACGCACGGGCAACGAAGCAGACAAGATTCGCTTTGAAAAAGCTCGTACAGAGCTTATGCGGCTCAACAATCAAGCGGAAGAGTTCAATCGGCAAATCTCTAAGGCTGCAAGAACTGAGCTTACATTTGGGAACATTATCAAACGCGCAAGAGAAGCGGCAAACTGGAAGATCGGTAATGCCATTGAGAACGCTATCGTTGATACTCCATTTGAGGCTTTTCACGACATCAAAGAGTATGAGCTTGCTATGGCTGGTGTCATGCAGGTGTTGCCGAAGCTCGAGCTAGGCCAGAAGAATGTCAATGAGCAGTTCCAAGCATTTTCAGATATTGCGGGGAAATATGGACAAAGCATCAGAGATGTTATGGAAGCAGGCAAGTCTATCGGACGTATGTACGGTCACGATAATGACAGTCGCGGAGATTACAGCCTTGGCACAGAGAACACAAATATTCTCACGCAGCAAGCGGCAAAAATGGCCACCGTCGATAACTTTGATGTTTTGGAAGCCACGAGAGGCCTTGAATCCGCTCTTGCTCAGTTTAACATGCAAACAAACGACTCCAACCTTTTGATGGCTCGTTCGGCTCATATCCTCGACATCTGGACGGCGTTGGCTCACCAGTCTGGCGCATCGGCACAAGATTTAACGGAAGGTGTTCGTCAAGCTGGCGCATCGGCAAACGCAGCAGGTGTCTCGTTTGAGTTCTTGAACGCTCTTATTGCAACTGGTGTTCGTAGCACAGCTAAGACGGGTAATGAAATCGGTACTACACTCAAGTCTATGTTCTCTTCGATGCAGTCAGATAAAGCCATTAAGGCTATGCAAGACTTCGGAATTGAGGTTTATCGAGTCGGAGAAACAGGAAAAACCGAGATGCGTCCTCTTCAAGACTTGATTATGGACATCTCTTTGGCGCTCAAGACTACACCGAAAGACACAAAGGGTGTTACTGATTTCTTGCTTGCCATTTCAGGTGGTAAGTTTCAAGTTTCCAAGGTGTCGGCTATCCTTCACAACTACGAAGAGATTCAGCGTGCATTAGGTGTTGCTCGTAATTCTGCGGGATTTACAAACAAGCAGCTTGAGTTCCAGATGGATACGATGTACCGCAAAATTGAAACGCTAAAGGCGAATATCGCGTCTGTTTTTCAGCAAGCTGGTAGCGACGGATTAGTTAATGACATGAAGTGGATTCTCAATTTGCTTATCCATATAACTAAAGGTATGAGTACAACAGAATCTCACGCTTACACATGGACAAAGGGAATCATGGGAGTCGTTGCGGCATACAAGCTGATTCCTCCTCTCTTGAATGTGATTGCACGTGCATCGGGAAGGGCTGCTGGGGCTTGGACTGCTACGCGAGCTTCTGGTGTTGGCATTACAGGGATAATACCTAGCGTTGGTTCTGGTACTGTTACTGACACGAAGGCCAATTATTTCTCAAGACGCGATACTCAGTTTAACAAAACGTCTGGTTCTCTATCGCGTTCTACGGCTGGTTCTACGACGGGTGCTACGGCAAATACCAGTGCGAATACGTCTGCAACAACAGCAAATGCTACAGCTCATGCAAATGCGGCAAGAAGTGTGGCCGCGGAAACGACTGCGTTGGGTACGCAAAATAGAACCTTGGCGACGAATACGGTGGCTCACGGGAGCAATACGTCTGCCTTAGTGCGACAAAGCGGAGCGGCATCGAGTGCTACGGCTGCACAGACCACTATGAGGGCAGGGTTGACGAGAACGAACATGGTCTTGGCTCAAAATGGTGTTATGCTTAGACAAGGTGGGGCAAGCCTAAAAAGGTATTCTAATTTGTCACAAACTGCTGCTGCAAATACAAGAAAGATGAACTTGGCGACAGCAAGGGCAGTTCCTATGGTTCAAAAGGTTGCTCCTGCGGCTCAAAAAGGCGCGGGGGCTTTGAGGATCTTGTCTACGGCATCAAACGGAGCGGCATCGGCGGCAACGGGATTGGTTGCTGCTTTTGGTGGGCTTCAGGGTATGCTTGTCGCTATCGCTGCGGTGGCTGCTATCCATTTTGTAGTAGAAGCGGACGGACTGGGAGAAGCTGCCGAAAAGGCGGAGAAATTAAAACAAGAGACGGAAGATGCTGTTGTTACTGCCCAAGAAATGGAAGAGCAAAGCAAAAGAAACAGTGAAGAAGCGGAGCGACTTGCGAAGAAGTACAACGAACTTGCAGACGAATTAACGTCACTTGAGGCTGCATCAGACAATTCTTCCGATTCGTTAGAGCGTCAGAACGAGATAAAAAAGAACATGGAGCTTATCAGTGAGCGCCTTGCGGTTATCTTGCACGAAAACTCTGATCAGTTTATGGAAGATGGAAAAATGAATCTTGAGCAAATCGAGAAACTTGCCAAGGCTGACAAAGAAAAAGCTGTTCAGATGATTACCGACAAAGAAGAAGCAGCACGCGCCGACGTGGAAAGCACAAGAACCGCTATAGAAACAACAAGGTCACGTATAGAGTCATTAAAGACAGAACTTTACGCCGTAGGAAAACTTGCTTTGGGCTATCGTCTTTTGTATATGCTTAGGGCTACAGGGAGAGAAGTTCTTGGAAATTTCTATGCCATGAGAGCGCAAGAATACGAAACAATGGCTTCGGACAAGTTTATACCAGATTCGGTAAAAGAAGAGTATGAAAATCAAGCATCAGAAGCAAAAAGACTCTCAGAATGGAACAAAAACAAGAGAGACGAACATTTTTCCATAGCCACCGACTTTTATTCTGACCCAGAGAAGTTTAACAAACTAGGCGAAGAAATTGAAGAGCTTGGAAGGCTAAACGAGTCACTTGCTCCTAAAGAGACGGCTCTTGAGGGGTACAAGGACATGAGAACCCGCCTCGACCTACCCGAAGACATCGACCCTACAAACGAGAATCGCAACTACGATAAAGAGGGCACACAGCCTAAAGAAAAGGGGAGCAAAGGCAAGGGCAAAAAAGGTCGTAAGGAAAAAGAAGATAAAGAGGAATGGTCTTTTGATTCGGAGTTCGATAAAGGTATAGCTGCCGTCTTAGAAGGAGAGAACAGTCCGCTCAAGGGCAAGGCTTCGATTTCCGCGCTCATGTCACTTGCTGCGGCGATCAATGATACAGACGTGCATGGCATGAAGTCGGATTCGTTTGATAACCCACTGGGGATTACATCTGATATGTGGGAAAAATACGCCTCTGAGTATACACGTAATGCTCACAACAGCTTTGGTGTCTTTGCTGACGTGTGGAATGAGATTCTTGACAACGGAATAGCCTCTTTTGAAGACGCTTCCAAGCAATATCTTCTCCGAATCGGAAAAAGTGAAGAAGAAGCAAATTCTATTATCGCTCAGACAGTGGCAAATTCCGAGTACATGGATAGGCATTATGACTTCAAAAACGCCGCGGGTGCTGTTCCCAAGCGCAACTCAAAAGGAACTGGTTTCTCCGATGGCGCTGAGTCTTTGTCGCTGTTGGATGCCAGTATCAACAATAACCTTGGGCAGACAATGATGAATCATGCCGTGGGATGCGTCGAGGCCGTGGATCAAATTCTTGCAGGAGTAGAAGGCTACTTTAAGGGTTTGTACGACGATAAGGTGTTCCGCGTTCCGACTCTGATCGAGCGCATGATTAGTGATGGGTACAGCGTTGTGCCATTCAGCGAATCTCAACTCGAAAAAGGCGATATTATTTCCTTTAACGATTTAGGAGTTTCAAGAGACTCTAACCCTGCGTCCGATGGCGATGGGCAGAATGTTCACGTCATGATTTACTCCGGAGATGGCAATATTGTAGGAAATTCCTCTGATGCCGACAAGATTATTACCAGAACGCTTGCGGAGCATGAATCATATCAAACGCCTGCATGGATTATCAAAACGAATATCGCAAATGGTGGTATGAGTGTTGGTTCGGATGCCCAGTACAAGGATGACCTTCTCGCGAAATACTACGGCAACAATAACGGCTCTGTCTATAGTCTTGGCTATGATTACGCAAAAGAGTTCCAGAAATTCATGGAGATGTCGGAAGAAAAATATAAGATGACATCTAAAAGGATCGAAAATTCTAAGAAGTTCTATGGGGACAATTTTTCCGATTCGCAGAAAGAATATGTTACAGAGCTTGAACGGTTGACCGATCTATCGAAACAGAAGCGCGTCGTAGACCAAGCGTATATTCGAGCACAGACAAAGGTGAACGACTTCCTTTTGCAGCATCCGGAAATCGAACGAGCTTTGAAGAACGACAACATGTCTTGGGCTGACCTTACGTTAGACGAGCAGAAAGAGCGTTTTGAAAAAGTCGGGGGTAAGGATAGCGGTAAAATCATAGAGCAAGCAGAAGCACTGCGTAAATCGCGAAACAGCATTACCGATCAGCATGAAGACCAGATGTATAGGCTTAATTCTCTCCGTGGGTACCTTAACCCTCGCGAAGCATACGAATATAAGCGTAGCATTTTATCTAGCGCCGTTGACGAAAACGGTACAGAGCGCAACTGGTTTGACCAGACGGAACGGGCAAAGCAGGAGAAAGTCCTCGCAGAAGCAGAGTTGGCTAGACTTAAAGAACGACTTGCTCAAGAAAAAGCGAACAATGACAAACAGATAGACGAAGCCAAGAAGCAGATTGAAGCAGACAAGAAGGCTCTTGTAGTTCTCAAGCAAAAGAAAGACCGCACAAACGAAGAAAGGGAAGAAATCGACAGGCTTACAAAGTCTATCGAAGTCAATACGTCGATCGTTCAGAACGGCACAGAGGCGTACCGAAATGCAGAAAAGGCTGTAATATCTCAGAGCGAAGCTGTCAAGGAGGCGACAGAAAACTATCGTAAACTCTCCGAGGAACTGCATCGCGTAGAGAGTGACATGGCTACTGATTTCTTCGATAAGCTGATTGTTCAGGGAAATTCTTTGAAAGACATTTTGAGAGACATTGTGAAACAAATTGCATCTATTACGATTCGGAGAAGTTTTGATAACATCTTTGGAGTCAAGCATGAAAGCATGGGTGCGATGGACGATATTCTTGGGGGAAAATATTCTCGAAGGAATCCGACCGCGAGAAATCAATCCCTTGTGGGTTCAGCGATGTCAACATTTTATCAGAGCAGGTTCTTCCCATCTATCCAAAATGGTAGCGGAATTGGATATGACGGTGGGGTAGGGAATACCGTACAGAGTCTCACGACTGCTATGACCGCTCAAACAGCAGCCACTACAGCGAACACGGCTGTTACGACCACGGGGACTACGGTTCAGACGTTGGGTAATACCGCTACTCAGTTGGCAACGGTTACACAGCAAGCGTCCACGGCTACCGATGCGACGGTCACAACGGCCAACACTATGGCTATCGGGGCTTTAACTGCACAGATGGCTGTTGCATCCGCATCTAACGGGTTTGGGTTGTCCTCTATTTTTGGCGTATTTGCTAAAGGTGGGTATGTTCCCAGTGGTGTCCCGGGGTTTGCATCTGGTGGCTCGTATAGGAGCGGTCTTATTCGCGGAGCTGGAACGGGGACTAGCGATAGTATTTTGACGTATCTGGCTCATCGGAGACAATTTATCCGCACGTCTGATGGTGAATATATCATCAAGAAAGACAGCGTAGATAAACTGGGAATCCCTTTTCTCGACATGCTCAACAATCAGCCAGAACTTGCTCCCGCTATGGATGGATTCAAGCGCTACATGGATGGTGGATCGCTGGGAACAAGCATGAGTCCTTCGATGAAAACATCTACTATGGAAAGCTATCGCAGGTTCAACCAAGCCAACGGTGCTATAAAAATGGCATCAAACGAGAAAATGGAAAACCTGCTTGCCGGACTTCGAGAGGACGTTAGAGAAGGAAATAAGCAGGAGGCTCCTATTCAGCCTGTTATCCTTAACACGCAAGCATCTAGCGCGGAAGTCATGAAGGCTATCGCGAAGAATCCTAGGGCGTTCAACAGAATCATGGGAGGTCATCAGAAGCATGGCTTTAGATAAGTTTTTGTTCTTCCCTCATGGAGAGGTCAAAGTTACATACTCTTGGGGAAGCAAGGAAACTGAATACGAAAGCGGCTACAAGAAGTACAAGCGCACGCGCATCGCATCGAAGAAGAAATATTCGTTTACCGTGTCTGGCTTGACCAAGGACATGGAACGATTGATTCGGTTTTACAACGACCACAAGGGACAGTACAAGCCGTTTCTTTTTGAATATGATGGTATTGAAGAGGTTTGCCATTTCTCCGATGTGCTGAATATTACAAGGTTGTACGAGTGCTCCACTCCTGTTGGATTCAAATGCACAGTGGACCTTTCCGTAGAGAAACAAAAAAAGAAGTATGGGCTGGCGGCGGAAACAGACATGCTTCCTTCCCCTCACGGCGAGGTCAAGCAGTCGATCGATCATAACGTGCAGGTCTTAGAGATGGGCGCAGAAGGTCGACGCATTAAATCTACCTATCCACACGAGAAGCTGTCTTGTAGTTGGAGCGGTTTGAAGAAAGACAGAGACAAGATCATCGACCTGTTCAACTCTCATTGCCGTATTCCGTTGTTCATGAAAAAGGGTGGTATGGTCTATAAGGTTATACTTCCCGATTCGATTGAGATAACAGACCTTAGAGAACAGCAGCGTATCGTTGGCTACAAGACAAGTATGGATTTGGAGGTAGTCAATGACAAAGAACACAGATAGTGTGCATGACATCAATAAGTTTGTGGGGATTCCTCATTATTTTGGGGAGTCCTCTTTTGATAAATGCGATTGTTTGGGTTTATGCCGTTTGTTCTATCGTGAACATGGATATAAGGAACATATCGAAGACGGCAAACCTATCGTAGAGGGCAAGAGCTTCGGCGCATGGCGCAGGCTCTATACATACCTTCTAAAAAACATGGATAGGGTTACATACGAAAACCTACAGTATGGAGATCTGGTTGTCTTTGGGATCGAAGGAGAAGTTCATCTCGGGATATACCTTTCGTATGGGAAACTGTTGGCCATGCAGATACCCGTGGAGTTCGGTAAAACAACAAGTACCATCTATCATCGCGACTGGTGGAGCAGGTACTTCAAATATGCTTTTCGGAGAAAGGGGTGAGTATATGCCATCAACGTTACCAGTTCAAATGGAAGTTGCCAAAGAGAGCGGCAATCCGTTTTTTATAGAGCTGTATGTCTTAGAACTACGCAATGGGATCACTCGTATAGCAGCTTGTGATGAAGACATCGTATATAACGGTGAAAAATACATCGCAGTGCCATTCAAGCGTGGAGAAATCACTAAGAGCATGGATAATATCACGGACTCGTGTGAGGTCACATTAGGCGACTGCTCTTATGAGTTGTTGTCTTATGTTATTCAGGGTTTTGATTTTCGCGGATGCAATGCGACCGTAGCGCGTATATCTTATCCGGAGTCGTTGTCAGACCCGAGCATAATTCAGCTTGTGTTTTCGGGTTATATCGACGAGCCTTCTTATTCCGATGGGCAGTTCACTTGTAAGATTAAATCGCGCATCCCCGACATCGAATGTCCCAACCGTGATTTTCGTCTTGCGTGCAATAGCGAGTTTGGCGATTCTGAGTGTGGTATGGACTTGGCTATAGAAAAAGTCGGCATATCGGGAGTAGATGGAAACGAAATCACTGTCCAAGGCTCATGGCCTAGTAATTATTGGCGCAATGGCGTTGCATCTATAGAAGGAGAATCTAGGGTGATTCACAAATCGGAAGGAAATACAATTACCCTCAATGTCAACTTTGCCCAAAAGGCACGAGGCATGGTTGTCACTCTTCAAAAAGGGTGCGATAAATCTGCTGACATGTGTCGCAAGTACAACAACATGAAACACTTCAGCGGATTCCCATCTATTCCTTTAGAGACTCAATATAGGTAGGTGAAATGATGTTCAATTTTGACTTGCAGCTTTTTGGTGGAGGAGGAAAGGACGGAGGTAAGCTCTTTGGCGCGATAGTCTTTGGCTTTATCTCACAGGGTTTCGGATTCTTTGGTTCTGGGCTTAGTGCTATTTCTCGATTCGTCATGGGCGCATCGCTGTTTAGCAGCGTGTGGATGGCTACACATAAACCAAGTGCAGACTCTCGGGGCAATGTAAGCGTTCAGCGTTTTGATCGACAGCAAGAGCAAATGACAGCAGACGTCCCCGTGCAGCTCGTATACGGAAGACGGTTAATCACGGGTAATCAGACATTCCATCAAACAGACGCAGACGCGAAACAGCTCCATAAGCATGTTGTCTTGTGTGAAGGCGGAATCAACAGGATTGTTAGTGTAACTGCAAACGAACTTCTTGTACCAACAAAAGAAGGTGGTAAGAAGAATGCTAGCGGTGTGGTTTTTACCGTTCGGAATATCAAGTACGAGAACGCTGGAATCCATCTGTCTGGGAAAAAACTTACGCTCATCTATGGAGAAAAGTCGAAAGAAGTCCAGTTGGTGAATAAGAGCGATTTTGAAGGAAGCGACGATAAGTCATTTTGGGAATGGCAAGTCAGTATCTCTGGCCTTACCTCATATATCAACCGTTTGGGCGATGGTTGGCAGGCATTTCCATTTGCCGCTACGAGCAAATATCCGGGGGATCTTCACAATATAGACGCAGGATGTTATGCAGATTTTGCGGCGCTTACGATGGACACTGTTACTGGTGGTACTTCATATACGTTCCACGACGGTGAGCCTCCGGAGAACTACGACGAAACAGGCGGCTACCCGAAGATGGCTTGGCTCGATATGTATTTCACCGTATCGGAAGAATTGAACGGTAATCCTACCGTGTCGTGTTTGGTTGAAGGACTCAAGGTTATGGACACTCGCTCTGGAAAGGTTGGATATACCACAAACCCTGCGATGTGCTTGAGGGACTTTTTGCTCTCAAAGCGTTATGGCTTGGGCAAATGGATAACCCCAGAGATGTTGGACGAGGATAGCTTCAAAGAGTCTGCCGACTATTGCGACGAGATTATCTCGTATCTTGACCCAGTGGGTGTTACGGTGCGAGAGAAACGGTATGAACTCAACATGATTATCGACCAACGAATGAGCGCTATCGAATGGCTTCAGGAAATCTTGGCTAATTTCTGTGGCTATATGACATTTACAAATGGCAAATTCAAGCTCCATATCGAAAGAGAAACACCAATATCGTATAAGTTCAACGATGATAATTGTTTCGATTTGTCCGTAGCTCCCTTGGCTTTATCTGAAACACCGAATAAGTACAGCGTGGCGATCATAGATCCGCGTAACAACTGGAAGACGGTGCATTGCATTTGCGAGGATTATGCTGACCAGAAAGAGCGCCAAAAGATCATCACGAAAGATGTTCAGCTTAATGGCTGCACGTCGCAGTATCAAGCCCTACGACTGGCCAGATTCTACCGCGATCAAAATTTAGCCTGTCCTTTGCAACTATCTTTCAAAACCGGTGTGGAAGGTATGCACCTTGAGCCGGGTGACGTTGTGACTATTTCTTATCACGGCGTATTTGATGGCCTTCCTATTCGCATCGCAGAAATAAAGGAAACAGAAGAAGGCGACTACGAAATAAGTGGTCGTCAGTACAATGACAATCTGTATGGTGACGAGTTGAGCGGTGGTATTCACTGGCATAACTACATCGGCGCTAAAAGTATGGTGACAGAAGAAAACGAGATACCTCCCAAAGATGCAAAAAACGTGAGAGCACATACTCAGAGGAGATTAGACGAAGACGGAAGCACAAAATATGACATTCATGTTCTCTTCGATTTGCCAATAAGCACATCCATAGAATGTGGTCAAGTGTACTACAAAACGAAGGCTGCTGTTGGAACAGAGATCGGCGTGTTTGATGAGGGTGTACCAGCGGACGAGATCGGATGGAGCAGAGAGTGGAGGTTCGCCGGAGAGAGTCCTCGTGAGTTTATCTTGCGTCGTGTCGTATTGGGAGAGACATATCGTATTCGGGTGGTATCGAAAAACAAAAGCGGCTCTACGTCCGAACTAGAGAGTGCTCCGGAAGTGATCGTGAAGGTCACGGCCAAGGAAACCGTTCCTTCCATGCCATATAATTTGCGATACGACTTTGGTAGAGAATTTCTTTTTAGGTGGGATGATGTCCCCGATTCGGATGTCATCTACTATGAGCTTCGTTTGAACGAAAATGTGGGATCACCTACTGGGCTACTAGGCAGGACACCAGATACATCTATGTCCGTAAACCTTACTTCGCGCGTTGGAACAGTTTATCTGTATGCGATCAATTCTCTCAAAAAGGCGAGCTATCCAGCAAAAGTGAAGTACAACTACCCCAAGCCTGCAGCTCCCAGAAGTATTACGTTCTCGGAAATTCCGCGTGGAGCAAACATAGTTGTCGAAGAGTTTCCTCAAAACGTCGCGGGAATGATACTGTATGTCAATGGGGACGGTGTGTCAGATGTCTTCAATCTACGGTCATCAAACTATGTATATCACGGTAAGCCATCCGTTTATAGCATATCTGCTGCGTATGTTGATCTCATCGGAGAAGGTTTCCGATCAGCAGAATACACATGCGTTATCAATCCGACACTCAAGGAAGAATGGATAGAAGATGGCACATTATCCGTTAAAAAGATGGATGCCGAAACATCGGATGCTATTTCTAAGGCAACAAAATCAGCCAATGACATCTTGAACATCAATCGGTCTATGGCAGAGCTGAAGCAAACTACAGACAATATCAGTGCCACTGTGGTAGATAAAGAGCGAAGCCTTGTGTCTCAGATTTCAGCGCAAGCGAATCGCATTGCTTCTGTGATTACAAGCCTCAATAAGAATCCGAGTCAAAGCGGGTATTCCGCGCTCACTCAGTTGCAAGATGGCATAAACGCGCGAGTAGTCAAGGGTGATGTCATTAATCAAATTAACATGACCGCCGAGGGAACGAAGATCGACGGCAAATATCTGCATGTAACAGGAACAACATGGATAGACAACGATGTTATTGTTTCGGGAATGATCCGCTCTGGTGCAGTCAGTGCTGACAAGATAGCGTCAAGGTCTATTACAGCGGATAAGCTGAATGTGGATTCTCTGTCTGCGATGTCAGCTAGAATTGGTGTGCTGCGAACGAAGGACAACGGAGCGCGTGTTGAAATTCGTGACAACTTAATTTTGGTCTATGATGAAAACAACGTCTTGCGTGTGAAAATGGGAGTGTGGTAATACGAGAGCAAAACTTGAGATATATGACGCAAATGGGAAGAATATCTTCGATACGAACGACTGCGTATATAAGAAACTTGGCACATTCTCTGTTATTTCTGGTGAAGATGGGCAAATTACAGACCCCAACATTGTGGGGAAGAACATTGTTGTAAGAGTGGTAGGGGGAAGTATTGTTCGGAACGGAGCCTCCTATGGAACATACCCATCATCCGTTTTTGTAGATAATAAAGCGGGGAGAATTCAATGGAAAGGCATACCTTTAGACGGCTTACGTTATTGGGAGGCGGAGGACGAGAAATACATGGTTTCTGAAAAAATATGCATCGTATACGAGTATGGGTGGTTTTGATGAGTAGCTATTTTTCGGTAGTCAACAGCAATGAGGTTACGACGATAGACGACAATAATCAAACCTTAGGGGTATGCAGAGAAGGTACTATTCGGGCTAACATTCTTAACGGAGAAATATTTGGTGTTGCTTTATCTGCCGGAGAGTCCGTAACATTCCGTCCAGAAGGAGACACAAAGTTGATTTGCTCTCCTCTCGTAGTGTTTGGGGGAGGTCTTGTACATTTTGTAGCTACGACCAATAGCGTGAGCGTAAGGTACAGGGTTTATAAAAAGGTGTCCTTGGAGAAGTATGCCCAACACGGAAATGGGCTAGTTCTCTTCGATGAGCAAAAAAACATAGTGTTCGACAGCAGCGTAAGGACATGGAGACACAAGGGGTTTTATCAGAGTAACTTCCTGTTTCATTACGGTGAGCTTTCTGCTTGGACTGTAAACTTCTACATTGCATTAAGCCACGCGTCGATATGGATGCCTAACGATCCGGGAAATTTTAATGAAGATGCAATGGGAAATGAACCAATGACAATAAGCCTGAGCGGTGAATCTTATGTAAATCCTCTTAATTCTCCGTGGGTAACGTGGTTTACGCCTGATGGCCTTCGAGATAGACCGGATCACAGATTCTCAACACTTGGATATGTTTTTAAGGGAAACACCTTAACGACAGAAAGATACTTTGACCGTTGGTACTTTCCCCAGAAAATTCTTGGCGCAGGGACAGTAAGTTGCTTGTCTGACGTAAGAGGTGTCCCTTTGATGACAGGAATAATGTCGGGATCGTATATGTTCAACATCGTCGAATAAACCATCTGTAACACAAAAAGGGGTGATAATTTGAAGGGATTCCAGTATTTAGAACAGCGTGACACACAGGACGCTATCACAAAAGAAGGTGTAGTGTCTAAGAAAACACCATTCGCTACAGCGGATAATGCGGGTATTTATGATACTATCGCAGAGAACTTTCGCTATCTAAAAGATGAGCTTGACAACATCACAAACACGAGTGAGATTTCTTCGATTCGAGATGAAGTCAAGAATATGTATGAGCAGATGAAGACGGACGGTAACTTCGGCGAAGTGGTAGCCAAAGCACAGGCACAAGAGGCACTAAAGCAGGCAAAAGCCGCTGCGGAGAGTGCGTCGAAAGCATCAGCGTCAGAGCAGAACGTACAGAATAACACCGTAGTAGCAAATAATCTCTTGGAAGATGTGAAAACCAAGATTTCAGAAACGAAGTCTATGCTTGACCGTATCAAAGAGAGAGCAAAAGCAGGTGAAGCCAAGCTACAGGAAGCAGAAACCAGAGAACAAAATGTCAAAACTATGGAGGAATCTGTAAAGGCATCAGAGGCGAATGTGGTGTCTATGACATCTGAGGTCAACAGTGCCCTTACTGAGATTCGCACATCGAAGAAAAATGTAGAGGACAACACATCTGCAGTCCAAAGAAACACTACAGAGGTACAAGGGCTTACAACAGAAACAAGGGATCGTGAAGCCAAAGCAAAAGAGTCTGCGGTGGTGGCTCAAAAATGGGCGCAGGCAACTGATTCCCCCGATGGCGTTATTGATATAGAATCTCCGAGCGGGAAGACAGAATCTTCTAGGTCATGGGCTATCGAGTCGAAGAAGAAGGCTGTCGATGCGATAAAAGCCTTGGAGGCGGTCAAAGACCTACACGCGACTGTTATGAGCGCAAAAGAGGTGGCCGTAAAGGCTGAGCAGTCTGCAAAAGCGATCCAGTCTATCATTGATGTAGCTATGGGAACGGCACAGCAATCACTGGCTGACATACGAGCAATACAGAAAACAATCGTCAGCTCTGTTGCATGGAAGGGTGTAGTCGAGTCTTATTCCGATTTGCCGCAAAACCCAGAGCGGGGTTGGATATACTGTATAAAGACAGCAAGCGAAGAGCACAAAGTCAGCGCAGGTGATTATCTGATTTGGAACGGCACGGGATGGGATAACGCTGGCAAGTTTATCGATATGACACAGTTTGCTAAAATCGGCGATAACGTAAGGTTTGGTGAGATAAACGGATATACGACACCAGAAGGCACAGGAACATTTGTTGTAACCCACGGCAATGAAACTCGCTTGGGCAACACCTTAAAGGTTGGGAATATAACTGTTTCCGAAACTTCAAGTGGGTTGGATTTCACATCGGAAAATGGACAAGCCTATTTGGGTGCCAAGGCCGCAGCAGCCAGTACGTCAGACACAGCGGACAATGCAAACAAACTGGGGGGCAAGACTCTACAGGAAATCGGGAATATCATAACCGACGTACAGAACACACTTACTTCTTCGATAAGCAAGGCAAAGCAAGACGGAGATAATGCAATCAAAAGTGCTATCGACTCTATCAAGGGTATGTCTCCTGATGCGTTGAACACTTTACAGAAAATCGCGAGTGCCATCAACAACGATGCCAATTTTGCGACCACTATTACGAACGCTTTAGATGGTAAGGCGAACAAGAACGAGACATATAACAAGAGTGAGGTCTATAACAAAAACGAAATCAATCAGTCTTATCGCGAAATAGGCAATAGAACTGTAGAAGGCAATGTAGACTGGAACACCTTGACCGAGCCTACGACGTATAAGATCCAAAACTGTGTAATGGGTGCTGCTCATCATGCGCCACCGAATGAATATAACTTTGGGCTGTTGGTCGTGAATCGTTTAGAAGATGGTACAGATAGCGAATGGCGTACCGTGCAAATCTATTTCCCTCATAGCACTCGCGGTTATTGGTCTCGCATGCATAATGGCTCTGCCGATTATCGCGCCGAAAATTGGTTAGAGTGGAGATATATTCCGACGCATAACGAAGTCGAAACCATCGCGGAGCAAAAAGCGAACGCGAAGGTCAGCAAGTCGGGCGATACGATAAGTGGCAGAATTGTCTTCACTCACGATGTCAATGATCCGGTGAATAGTACCACCATTCACTCTATATTTCCTGCCCACTATTACCATAACTATTGGCAGGAAAATAATAGATCTGTATATATTCATGCTTACCCTTTTATCGAACCGCCGCAGAATGATACCCAATTCGTGTTTCGTGTCGGGGAAGGAAACAAAAGATACCACGAATATGCCCTTAATAAAAATGGACTCTCTTTGAATGGAAAAGATTTGTGGGCAAGCAGCGTATATGTAGATGACTGGTTCAGGGTAAATGGCGCGAATGCAGGTATTCATTGGGAAAAATACGGCGGTGGCTGGCACATGACGGATGGCGACTGGATAAGGGTATGGAACGGTAAAGGTATTTACACGTCGGGGAAGATTCGTTGTGATGCCGGCTTTGAAGGAAACCTGCGTGGTACGGCTGACAATGCCAATGTTGCAGTTAATATTCCGACGAAAGACGTTGGAGGCAATATATGGATTTCCTAGGATGTGATAAACATGGCACTTTATAAAAAGAAGCTGCATATCAGAAAAAACAATACGATTGAGTCAATAAATTTATATACAGAGCGAAATGACATAGATGGAACGGCACTCGTATTGCGCGATGGCGAACATCCTTTATACGCTAAATTAGGCGAGGCTGGAACGTCACTACGGATTAGGTTCGGAGGTCGAGTTCTTAGTGTTGTTGCTGAGGCTACTCCTACTGGTCAGTTTACGCTACAGTCTATAGAGTGGGTTTGTCCGTATGGCGTGACGAAAGTAAAAATAGAGGGTATCGGTGGAAGTTTCGTTGCCAACGTAATGGGAGGTAAAAAATATGTATTTCGATCCGAGTTACATGAAGTGTCTGGTGGTGTACAAAGACTTATGGTTAGATACTTCTGTAACAATGCCCATATTTACACCTCGCCACCAGGGAGTAGTGTGGTTCTGTATTATTCCCCCGATATAAACAAGCTGGTAGCTACAAAAACATTATGACGTAAGGAGTGATAAAGTGTTTGACATCAACAAAATGAAAGTCGTATATAAGTACGACAAAGATGGTGTTCTGAGTGGGACATCTATTCTCGATGAGAGCAACAAAGATACGGTAACGGGAAAGTGGGTATATCCTCCGAACACGACTCCCGTAGCACCTCCTCCGAATCGGAAGGGATATTGTCTGGCGTGGAAATTTGGCGTGTGGTCTTATCTACCGTATGAGCCGAAGATTGTGCTGTCTGAAAAAGCCCAGTTGGAAAAAGAGTATAAGGATGCTCAAGCAAATTGTGCAAAGAACATCTCTCTTGCATTCTTGCGCGGAGACACCGAAGCGGTAAAGGGTATTCGTGAAGACTTCGCGGAAATTCAACAGGCTTACAGTGACGCACAAAACGACATGCAGACAGAGACGCAAACTGATACGGAAGGGGAGTGACGACATGGGGAGGTTTTTCAAATTGCCGAAGCGTTGTCCTTATTGCGCTCATAAGCTAAACAAATTTGGACAGTGCAAGAATCAGAACTGCATTATTGGATATGTCCCCGATAAGAAAAAGGCTATGTCGATGGCTACGCCTACAGAGGGCGCAAATGAGGAAAGTGCGGAAAGCACTGCGCTCGAGGGTATGACCACTACGACGGCTACGATGGGTGAAGACGCATAAAAACAGAAAAGAGGTGACAATACGGAACAGGAGACATTAGAGTATCGACTCAGGATATTGGAGGAACAGTCTACGAAAATTCTTGAGATGCTTAACGAGTTGAAGAGAGAGCTTCCTGCTCAGTATGTGGCAAAAGAGGTCTATAATGCTAGACTTCTCGGACTTGAAGGGAGGGTAAAAGAATTAGAGAAGAGTAAAGATACGGCTTTTTGGGCTATTGTAGCTGCAATGGGATCGGCTTTGCTTACTCTGGTTCGTATGGCACTTGGACACTAGGTTGAACACTAAGAGCCTCGGTCTGATCGGGAGACTGTGGCACGGTGGAGTAGATACCGCTGTTTGTTTCTCCGATTGGGTACGACACAATACGTTTACATGTGCGGCGCTTCTGGCTTTGGCTTGGAGCGCTTTTTTTATGGCCGTGGGGACAAGTTGGCTTGTCGGTTTCTGGCTTAATGGTATCTGGGGCTATAAATTCGAGCTGGCTTCTGCATGGCAAGGCCTATTAGGAGCATTAGGTGCGATTCCGAGCTTGTATGGGCTGGTCAAACAGTCATTGGGCAAGTATCGCATCGACAGTGAGTTAAACTCTCCCGAGGGAGAAAAACCAAGATAAGAAAGGGAGAAAGGAGAATATATGAGAAAAGTTTCTTTGCAAGAAATTTATGAAATGGCATCTGCGGCGCGAGAGTCTGTGTGGGCTGATGCGCGAAACTACGGAAGAGAACCCAAGGTGTACCTCCATTGGAGCGCAGGGCATTATGGGCAGCTCTTTGACGACTATCATATCAACATTGATTCAGATGGCAGTCTTTATGTAGCCACAGAAGATTTCTCCGATGTGCTTAGTCATACGTATCGAAGAAATAGTGGCAGCATCGGTATTTCTATGGCCTGTTGTGCGTTTGCTACGACGAACGATCTCGGAGATGAGCCTCCTACAGAAGAGCAGATTGAAGCTATGGCCAAGGTTATCGTTGCTGTGTGTGATGGCTTGTGGCTGACTATCGACAAAAACCATGTCATGACGCACGGAGAAGCTGCTGACAACGAAGATGGCATTTATCCGCATGAACCGTATGGCCCGAAAAATGGCTGCGAACGCTGGGATGCCGAGCTGTTGGGCACTTCCGAAAGCCCTGTATTCAATCCGTATGCAACGGACGGCAGTCGAGGAGGAGATGTGCTGAGGGGTAAAGCCCTGTGGTATAAGAATGAAGGAGGTTTGAATTTTGCCTAAGATGGACATGAAGAATATTAAACAGAAGGTCAATGATGCGTCGTATTCGGCCTATAGTTGGGCTACTTACTTTGGGTGGCTTGCGTGGGATGCAGTAAAGAAGTATTGGAAACTTCCCACGATTGTTCTTCTCTGCATCGGCATTTTCTTTTGCGGATGGTATTCTTGCGTGCGTCATAATGCGAACGTGAAGGAAATCGAAAAGCCAGTTGAAGTGCCTGTGGTGCAGAAGGTTGTTGAGCGAGTTGAAGTGCCGATTAAGGTTCCTGTGCAGGTCAAGGGAGAAACCGAAGTTCGGTACGTCGGAAAGGAGTCTCCGAAGGACTCTGATGTGAATGTCACGCAGAAACCCTCAAAGGTCACTATGACGTACAATGACAAGCAGTACGAGTTCGATACGGTGGCAAATGAGACGCATAAGTTCGACAAGGGCAAGCTCGTAGTTGAGCAGGAGTCCAAGACTACACTCGATGTCACTCCGATCGTCAAGCGTGAAGTGGATATTGCAGTCAAAGAGACGGCAACAGAGATGAATAAGCAGAAGGAAATCGCGGTCAAGGATGCCGTAAAAGAAGAGAAGAAGCACGGTAGGCGTAATGCTGTTGAGTCGTTCTTCCTCGGAGCGGGCGCAGCAGCATTGATTCTAGCACTGTAAATTATACGCTGAACAAGATTTATAACAGGGGCTGTATCGTCTGGATGCAGTCCCTTCCTGATAGTAGGGTGGTCACAAACAGAAGAGGGGGCAGTGAATGAAAAAACTTGCATCTGTGTGGTTTGACACAGAGCGGCAGCAATATCGTGTTTGCACGGGAAGACAACTCAAAACTCACGTTGGTAGGTATGAGACGAAAGAAGAAGCGGAGGAAATCGCGAACGCTGTAGACAGAGCGTACTGCATCGGGTGGTTGGAAGCAATTCGGTCTGTAGCAGAAATGTCGGATATTGCGAGCTGCGGCTTTAGAAACAGGGATAGAAATGCGGTCATAAACAGAGTAGAAGACAAAGACGGAGACGTACTATGAGTGGATTTGTAGGACTGCATAGGCATAGTCACTATTCTAAGCGTGATGCCATCGCCAAGATTCCTGATATTGTGAGTCGAATCGGAGAATTAGGGCAAACTGCATGGGCGTTGACGGATCATGGCACAACGTCTGGGTTAATGGAAGCCTACAAGGTTACGCAGAAATACAACAAAGAAAACGGAACGAATATCAAATTTATCTTTGGAATGGAAGCGTACTGGATTCCAAGCTACTACATCAAAGACCGGAAAGCATCTTGTCATATCCTATTGTTAGCTAAAAATGCTGATGGCTATAGAAATCTTCTTCGGTTGGCTACGGTGGGCTATGGCAACTGCGGAAAAAATCCCGATAACTATTTCTATACCATGCGTTTGACTACGGAAGAAATAGAGAAACATAAAGAGTGTCTTATTGTCACATCTGCATGTATGGGTGGCATATTGAATCCAACGATGGAGACTGCCGAAGCCGTGGGTTTGCCTGTGAGCGACAAAACTACATCAGCGAATACCAACACACCAGTATGGGATAAAAACCTCGCCTATGACCGCGCTAGGAAGTTTCAGAGCATATTTGAAGACGACTTCTATCTTGAAATCCAGTGTGCAACGGACAAAGAGCAGATAGAATACAACAAACGCATCGTAGCTATGGGGGAAGAACTTGGCATACCTACGTTTGTAACCGAAGACAGCCACTATGTTTATAAGCATGAAGCTGACACGCATCGTAGGTGGCTTGGGATTGACCCAGTGGAAGGGACGTACTATCAGGCAGATGATTACTACATTCATAGCGAAGAAGAAGTAAAGGCAGCACTGCAATATCTTTCCGATGAGAAGATAGAAGAAGTCGTATCGATGACAACGGCGATAGCCGATAAATGCGAAGCCGTAACTATTCCATTCGGAGAAAATCACTTTCCATCTATGGACTTAGGAAGCAAAACTCCTATGGAGGCAATTCGAGAAGTGGTGCAGAGCGGCTGGCAAAGCAAGATAGAAAATGTAGTACCAAAAGAAAAGCATGATGTCTATTGTAAACAGGTAGAACATGAATTAACCATTTTGGAGAAGATAGACTATATCAACTATTTGCTTATGACTCATGACTTTGTGAAAGCCTGTCGTCAAGACAACATTCGTATCGGCATCGGTAGAGGTTCTGTTGGCGGCTGTCTGGTAGCCTATCTTATGGATATTACGCGCATAGACCCGATCAAATATGGGCTGATATTCGAGAGATTTGCCCACGACAAGAGAAGTTCGAGTCCGGACGTTGACATTGATGTCCCTAATTCTCGCAGACAGGATGCTATACAGTATCTTGAAGATAAATATAAGTTGGTCTATCACGTTCGTACCTTTGGTTACATGGGTGAACGTGCCGCTATCCAACGTGCAGCGAGAGCATTGGGCTATGAACCATCTGCATTGAGAAACTTACCCAAGACCATTGAGGAACAGACAGATGGAGCTTTGAAAGACCTCGCATCTAAATTCGTGGGGATTATTCAGAATTATGGCTGCCACGCAAGTGCGATTATGCTCTTCCCATCTGACCCTACGGAATGGTGTGCCATTGAAAAACAGGGAGACGATTATGTATGTGCATACGAATATCATGATCTCGAAAAGATGGGCTTACTCAAGGAAGACGTGTTAGGCATCAAAACACTGGATGCGATAGAAGACACATGCTTGCTTACAAATGCAGACGTAGACAATCTGCCGGACGACGACAAGGCTACGTTCGATATGTTATGTAATGACGACGTTCTGGGGTGCTTTCAGATAGAGTCTGGTGGCATGAGAAAGATACTTGGTGGCATAAGACCGTCGAGCGTATTCGACCTTGTGCCACTGGTTGCCTTATATCGACCGTCTACTATCCAATCGGGAACAGTGGACGACTTTATAGAGCGCCGAAACGGAAAGGCATACGACTACTTGCACCAAAAGCTCGCTGATGTCTTGAGTGATACCTACGGGGTTATGCTTTATCAGGAACAGGCGATGCGGATCGTGGAGGTTATGGCAGGATATGACTTAGGTCAAGCAGACATGTTCAGACGCGCAATCGGACGTAAGATACCATCTGAGATGGCAGAACTGATTCCCCGATTTGTAAACGACGGCAAACGCTTAGGCGTGAGTTCAGATGTCATGGAGAAACTTGCAGAGTGGCTGACCAATGCTGCTGCATATCAATTTAACAAGTCCCACAGTGCTGCATACGGCTATACATGCTATCAGACGGCATACCTTAAGGCGCATTATCCGATAGAGTATTTCTGCTCATACCTCAATGCTTACAAGGGGGATAAACAGGAAGATTTGCTGGTCTATGTTCACGACGCAAAACAACATGGTATCAGAATACTGCCTCCGGATGCGCGATCAACTACTTGCGACTGGCATATCGTTTGCGATAAAGACGGCAAGAAAGCACTAAGAATGGCTCTGAATTACATAGCAGGAGTAGGAGAATTACCCGTACCACTGGAAAGCTATGACGGTATACCAAAAGATAAAGCAGAAGCTCTTATAAAAGCGGGTGCGTTTGATTTTCTTGGCGACCGTCAATCTATGTTGGAGCACCTATACAAAGCAGGCACGCTTGACAAACTTCAAAGGCAGTTAGAGTTAGCCACTGAGAGATACGAGAAGAATAAGACCGTATACGAATCGGCAAAAGATGGCACAAAAAAGAAGTCTGAGGCTCACTCAAAGATGCTTAAGTATTCTAACCAAAAGTGGGAAGTGTACCAGAAGATTGAAGAGGCGAATAAGACCTGCAAAAACGAATTTGACGCATCGGCAGCGGAAATGGAAGTGCTGGGCATGACATTTAACGACATATTCTCCCGATATGATGTGTTGAAATACGAAGAGCCAGAAGTAGATACCAAGGGAAAGATCGTCGAAGACAGCAGCAAGATTCGTGTTGTATTATGTGTTGTAAGACGCATCAAGCATTGGAAGCAGCGTAACGGCAAACCTATGATGTTCTTTACGATAGAATGTCCAAGTGGAAAATCGTATGACATTGTGATGTTTAACTCTTGCTACACTCCAATCGAAGTAAACAGAGTCTATGTAATGTCCTTGAAAGGGAATAAGTTTCGTAAATTACTGTAAGCTGGTAAAAATTAACTAATAAGAGTTGACAATAACTAAAAAGATTGATAAAGTGAACGCGTAATACACATGTGATTGGTAGAAAGAACAAGCGTTAAAAATGGAGGCTAATCATGAACTACGCGACGAGAAAGACGTTCCCCGCTCAAGTTTTACACAATTGGCTCGAAATGTATAGAATTAAACACGACATGAAACAAAAAGAGCTAGTGGAGATTCTTGACTGGAAATCTCAGTTCTACAGCGGCTTGGCTCGGAAGAAAAGCGTGTTCACTACAACGGTATTTCATGTTGCCGAGAAACTTGGAATAGACCCATCTGAGATTCTTATTCTCGCCGATGGGGCGCAAATAGCTGTTGTTTCTATTCTCGAACAGTACCCAAAGGAAGTTCTTTTGTGGATGGCATCCGACGAGGGGAAGAAAGCTATCGTGGAGGCCTATACGAATAAGATCATAGAGGAGACGAAGAAGGAGCTGCGTGAAAAAGTTCAGGGTGTAACTCAAGGCGTTTTGAGTGCTACATAAGAGTACACAAAAGTTATATAAATAGAAAAGGGGCTGCGCATAAGTCGAACTTGACTCGTGCAACAGTCCCCTTTTTGCGTCATATCATCTTCATAATACGCTTTTTCTTCTTTGAATCAGTAGGTGCGTCAGATCGGAGAGAAACACTCTTTATATCGTCTTCCATTGATTCTTTCATATCGGAGAAATCGTCTTCTGCATCATGATTTGTGTTGCCTTCTATGTTGGTTTTTGCATCATCTTCTGTGCCGCGTTCTGTGTCCATGCTTACAACGGAATCTATAGTGATTTCTTCGATGCGATTTGTGATGTCGCTTACGATTTGTTCCGCCTTCTCTGGCTCTGAGCCGCTACTCTTGTCTGTGTTGTCACTTACAGCATCATCTACAACATTATTCGACAAATTGTTTGTGTTGTGATTTGTATTGTGATCTATACTGTGATCCGTATCGTGATTCGCGTCATGATTCACATTAGAAATGTCACTAGAAAACACACCGCGAGAAGACGCGGCATCTATATCTTCCGATGTGGGGATATTTTTCTTCACGGTTTCTTCCACGATTTTCTTTATAGACGGTGGCAATTCTCCCGGCTTCGGCAAGGGCTTAATCTCCGGCTCGAATACAGGAGTTTCTTTTGGGACGACCGATAAGGTTAGATCGGAGTCCTCAGCCAGTGCCTCTCGCGCCTTTTCTAACCCGATCAATTCTACCGTGGCAGCGATTTTCATGGCCTTTGGGATGGTTTTGTGATTGAGCGGGTTCAATATTTCTAACCCTATGCAAGACTCTATAAACTGAGAGCCGTTGATTCCAAGCTCCTTTGACTTCGTGCGAACGTAGTGCATCACTGCTGGCTCAAGTGTTATGCCTGTCGTCAGTCTCTTTGCGCTCATTTTCTTACCTCCCCTTCATAATAGCCGTAAGCGTTGGCAAACACAGCCTTTTCCATCTCAAGTTCGACATAAGGGGTGTCTTTAAAATAGGGAGCAACGAAAGGCGTACCGCCTCCAACAATATAGAGAGAGTCAATTTCTTTCATATTCCAGTGCTTCCTCGCGATGCGGTTTTTTATACCACTTGCCATATCGGAGAAAGCTTTCTTGGCTACATCCGGTACTTTGTCGATGTACTTGCGTGCTGCGTAGTCTTCGACCTCGAACCCGAGCTGATCGGCCACGGCAGATGCTATCTGTTGATAGGCATTGATAACACCGATTTCATAAGAGCCGCTGCGGTCGCGGATAAATGTGCCTTCATTGAAATATGCCACGTCCACGGTCTTCTGCCCGATGTCTATGATACCAACGATCTTGTGCCCAATAGACGGATCATCTTTCAAGAGTAAGTTGTAGACGGCTTCGGACTGGGCATACACCTTGACTTTTGTGATCACGATATGACGCTTCTTCCCATTGTACGTTACGTCGTATCCCCCTTTGAGCCGTTGGAGTTTCTTAGCCATAAATCCATAGTCTCCGATGGGCAAGCCAAGCAGAACCTCGTCCTCGAAGTCGCGCTTGTCTGTAGCCTCACAAATGGCAGCTAACATGAAGATTTTGTGGCGTAGAATGTCCTCTTTATCGAAAGGGGATTCGCCGCTCATCTTGAGAGCAGTCATTCCGATGTGATAGCGCTCCCCGTCCAACTCAAGCAACTGGTCATCTTTCTTCGGAACGTACCCTTCCCACGCGGGAGCATAGATGCTTGGAAAGGCAGATAGCTCCTCTCCGTCATACGTTTTTACATTACCAAACCCGATGTCAATGCTAATCATTTTATACGCCTCCTTTTATCGCATTATATAACAGAGTTCGCATTAGGTCAAGCATCATATATCCGTATATACTCTATAATGTAATGTTGATGAGATATTGATGTAGAAAAGAAACAGTGGCGCTAAAAAATATTTTCAAACTCGGGATTGACAAAATAGGCAGGGATAAAGTAAAATAGTTTGTGGATAAGTTATGTCAGCGGAGTTATCCACAGGCGGGGCAACACGACAAGCCTGAAATAAAACCATGTACTTTGTATGTGCTTCGCTGCGGATTAAAAAGACGATATGTCAAATTCTTACAAAAAAACAAAAAGGGCAAAGAAAAAAGGCACTCACCGTCGGCAAACGGTAAATGCCTAATTGGAGCAGGTATGTGCGTACCTGTTACATCCAATTTCTATAGCTATTATAAGGCTAAAGTGATTGGAAGTCAAGTACCTAGTGTGCTATAAAACGCGCATTGGGTACTTTTTTTATGCGAATGAGCCAAAAGCGATGTGATTTTTCCATATCGGAGAAGGTCAAGGAAGGGATATGGCTACAAAAGGGTAGTATCGTGAAAACTATCCTGTCATACGAACAAAAACCTACGCCAATGCGTCTGATCGGAAGCAATACGGGTGTGAGATCGTAGTAGTGTTGAACAGGCATATCACTCAAAAATAACCTTGCGGGTTCCGTCATGAGGACTTGTCGCCCGTATATAACTCCGTTAGAGGGAGCTTGTAGCTTTCTCGATGCGGTAGGGGTGCAATTCCCCTATCTGATGCCGTGGATTTCATCTCTGCGGCTAAACCGTCCTGTGATGCGCGTGATGAGCGCAGATGAGGCAGGCTACCGAAGCATTTAGGCAATGCGACTGATAAAGGCAGACCGAGACAGTACGAAGGAGTAATTATGCCTATGTGGCTGTGTAACGGCGAAACTACGGTGACGCTGAGACTAAGCTGCATGGGTTATTTTTATGTTCGATAGGTAGTAAAAGCGACGACAGCGACCGACCGACTGGCCTACAGCCATGCGATCAAAACTGTGGCGTTCCTGCACTTGGATTCTTTTTTTGCGAAAAAAGTTTCCGTAGGGCAGGGCTTCCTCTGCTTCCCTCTCTCCTAGCCTGACATAACTCGGTTCAAACTGCAAACACATTCAGCAAAATTGAGACGTATGGTCTACGTTAGTTGTGAAAGATGCTGGGTGAAGCATAGTGGCTATAGAAAATGTAGGACGTATCGAAGAAAGACTTGCATACTTGTGACTATCGAGCTATAATCATCGAGCGTAATCGAGCTATATCGCGCGAAATCATAGTGAGAACGCTAGGAAACATGGGTTGGTGTATGGTATAAGCACAGAAAGGGGAATAGGTCAAATGAACCTGCTTTGGGTTTATGAAAAAAAGAGTTATGCCATTTCAAAAGAGAAGGTGGAGGAATGGCTGACTAATGCTTTTCCAGAGCTGTTAAAAGTGTTGGGTGTCAAAGTCTACGGCTTGAATGGTGAGCACGTTGATTTTGAAGTAAAAGCAAAAGTACGAGAAGAAAAGGAAGAGGAAGGATAAGTATATGACAAAAGCAAAGAATCTTGAAGAAATGTTGCGTGCGCCGTTCTCGGCATCGGATTTGGAGTGGCGAATCGGAAGAACTATTAAAGGGGATAGGGCTGTCATGCTCCCTTATGTGACTGCTCGGGGAATCCAGAACCGTCTTGACGATGTGTTTGGCGTTGCAGGATGGAGCGCGTCCTATGAGGTTGTTCCCGATTATGGTGTGATCTGCACGATTACTTGCGATGCAGGTGGAAAAGAGGTCAAAAAGAGCGACGGCAGTGGATTTACCCAGGTTGAATCCCTCAAGGGGGCTATTAGCGGAGCACTCAAGCGCGCAGCAGTACAGCTCGGCATCGGACGGTATCTGTATAATCTTCCCGATGTGGTGGTCAACGTGAGCAATAAGCGTTTTTATGGCACGATCACGCTTCCGGACGAGTTTCTTCCGGAGAACGAGCGCATGGGCAATTCCGATGTAAAGGTGTCGTACAAGAAGTCGTATGGGGCTGAGTCCAAAGGGGCTACCAAGGAAAGCGTTGGCTCTGGCGAAAACCACGTAAGTAAAGGCGAGTTGACTCCTGATGTAGAGAAAGCCCTCGATTTTGTGGTGCAGCATGACAAGTACAACGAAGGGAAAAAGCTGCGTGACGTGTGGGACAAGAGCATCGTCTTCTTGGCAAACGGCAAGGGAGAACAGGCAGAAGCGGCAAAGCTCGTGGCACGCTATAAGGGCTTGCTGTAATACGCCGTAATACATGTCAAAAACGTGGATATAGGGTCTGTATTAGAAATATATAGAAACATGTTATCTTTTACAGCCTTTATATATGCGTTTATATGATGTAATTTTATGTGTTTCTTTGATTTAAGTGTAAAAATGTCTAAATATGTGATAGCTGTACGCTATTTATAAAAACATATTATAGAATACATCATGTAATACATCATAGTACGATATATAAACATATATAAAAGGAGACTGATAAATACATCGTGAAAATGCCGACAAATATAAAAGAGTTCTTGGGTATGAGCTTTAAGCAGCAAGTACATATATGTGCCGTAATGTGGCTGAGTGCAAACGGTATAGCTCCATTTCGCAACGGAAAGATAAGCGGCAAGTATTTTGTGGTCAAAGCATATCTCATGAAGGTGCCCACGCAGACGATAAAGAACATCGCGATCATGTTTATGGAGTCTCCGAGACCGTGTGAAATCAACGAAATGATTCCGTATGCTAATAATTATGTCAGAGAAAAACAATCTGAAAACGCAAAGGTTATAGCAAGTAAAATCACATCGGAGAAAGAATATGACATAGATTTGATGGGGTTCTTGAATGACAAGTAAGGGAGGGATAACGCATAGACGTAAAGACGTTGGTTAGTCAAGTAGACTTGGTTGATTATACCGAAAAATTTACCGATCTGACAAAGCAAGGAAATGTATATCGTGGTGTCTGTCCGATATGTAAGCATGACAACAACACAGAGTTTGCTGTTTATGACCATAAGACGTACCACTGCTGGGCTTGTGGCAGCGGAGGCGATGTCATCAATCTGATTCGAGATAAGGACGGCGTGGACTTTTACACTGCGGTCGAGAAACTTGCAGACGAGATGAATGTAGACATTGCAAGAGATGTTGGATATACGAAGCGCAAAGAGACAGTGAACTTCCGGGAACAAAAGGCAAAAGAGGCTCACAAGAGAGTGAATGTAGTCAAAGACTACCTGCAAAAAGAACGAGGTCTTTCTTCCGATTCGATAGACTACTTCATGTTGGGAGCAGACAGCAATGGCAACGTAACTATACCTTTCGTGGATGTAAACGGTCGTTACGTTGGTTGGGCGATTCGTAGGTTTGAAGGCAATCCGAAGTATCTGACGAATAAGAACGATGAAATATTCACAAAAGCAGAATACCTATATAACCTTCGTGGGGCAAAGAAACTGTTGCATAATCAACTTTACCTCGTCGAAGGATTTTTTTGTGCGATGAGTTTGCATCAGATCGGCAAGGCGGCTGTAGCATATAATTCCTCTCAACCATCGAAGCAACACTTACAGCAGATCGGAGAGCTTCAAAAGGTGTATGAGGAGCTTACGGTAACGATTGTTCCCGACAACGACGGAGTTGCATATCCATTAATTGAGAAAGTGCGGAAGAACGTGCTACGTTATGCCCCCAATCTGCCTGTGGAGATATTGCTCCTTCCGGACGGCATAAAGGACGTAAACGAATATTTTGCCAAAGGTGGAACATCAGAGGAATTTGACTCGCTGCCCAAGATGTCAATGGACTTGTTTGTTCTTATCGGGAAGCTAGACAAATGTGCAAGCATTGTGGCAGAGCGCAAGGTCGTTGAAGCATATACGAGGTCGATCCGTGACAATTTGTCACTGTTTCATATAGCCGATTATCTCTCCGATAGGTGGAAGGCAGACAAAAAGGCCGTGCAAGATTTCTTGAATGTATCTATGGACGGTGTATGTCTCGAAGAAGACTTGAAAGACCCAGAGACTTGCATGACAGAAACCATTCAGATGCTCAAAGAACCTGCTATGCAGTACGGTGTGCCAGTATTAGACGAAGGAATACGCGGAGCAGGAAGACGCAAGGACGTTACTATTGTGGGTGGTCAAAGCGGAACAGGAAAGACGTTCTTCACCGTTGGGATGGCCGCAGATATGGTAGTCAGACAGCGCAAGAATGTCGTGTTTTTTTCTATGGAAATGAGCGCAGGGGCATTATATGAGCGAGTGCTTGGCTATTTGTTGCAGAAAAGTTCCGACACTGTTGACGCAATGCTGCTTGCTCGTGACGAGTTGGTTTTGAACGTGCTTGAGAAGTTGCAAGACCATCTCTATGTAGTGGATAAAAACGGGCTGTCTATGGAGGAGATTGATAAGTACGTCAAGGAGGCCAATGCGAAGAAGTTTGATGGAAACCTCGACTGTATCTTTATCGACTATATCCAGTACATGAAGGGCATGAGTGTTTATGAGACGTTTGCGGAGACTGTCAAGGGACTGAAACCGTTGGCAAAAGACAACAACATTCACGTCGTAGCTCTCAGTCAGTTGAATCGAGAAGCGAAGCCCTGGGATAAGCCGGATATGGGAAAGCTCAAAGGCGGCGGCGACCTTGAGGCTTCTGCCGATGAGATACTACTTATGTGGCGACCGGGGCTAGACCCGATGCTAGTTCCGGAAGAGATGGCTATGAAGAAAAACGTAGTTATGTTGGCTGTAGGCAAGGCTCGTCATGGAAGTCAAATCGAAGAAATAGAAATGGTTTTGGATAAAGATTCAAGTCGAATCAGACTACCATAAAAGGGGTGAACGAAAATACCGTACAACAAATATATATGCCCAGATGGGCGCACTTGTGATATATCGAAGTGTCTTGAAAAGTGTCGTATTCCCCACATGTTTGACGCTAATCGTTGTTTATCTCACCGCACATTGACGGCTATTTCCGAACAGAGAGCCTGGACAGGCAAACCAAGTGCTACACAGCTACTTAGTGGCACAAGAGAGGAATACCTCAAGATAAAGAAGTCGTATGCCATTGATCCGCAGAACGCTATTTTTGCCATTTTTGGAACAGGCTGTCATGCGTTTCTTGAAGGATTCATGGAGAACGACAAGATGATTGCAGAGAAACGATTGTCTGACCCAACGGGAACATATACAGGGCAGTTTGACTGTTATGATGGCAAGCGTCATATTCTCTACGATGTGAAGACCTACGGGAGCTATAAAACGGCAGCGACTATGGGTTTGGTTAAGCATAAAGAACCCGTGATCGGCTCTGATGGGAAGCAGGAGAAATGGAAGAACGGCAAGCTGAAATATCGGACGTGGTTTACTATCGGGCATCGTTCTTGCTTTGACGTGGCCGTGCAGCTTAATGCTTATCGAATCATGATAGAGCACGCAGGCTATCCTGTTGATGATATGCAGGTGGAGATTTTCACTCGCGATGCGGGTACATTCAGCGCAAGAGATCGTGGGGTAAACACCAACATGCAACTCGTGAGGATTCATAAGATCAGCGATAGATGGATTCAGAGGTTCTTCTTGACAAAGGCGAATCGACTGATTGATGCAGTAGAGAACAACGTATTGCCTCCTCCATGTTCGTATCGGGAAAATTGGGGTGGACGCAAGTGCAAGGACTTCTGTGCTGTGTGGAGATGGTGCGACAAGGGGCGTGAGGCTCATAAAGACGACAAAAACAATAGAGCTTGAAAACGCATTGATGGAAGAAGTGCGCGTCAATGGTGGCTTCGGTTGTCCCGAGGTCACTGTTGGCTGGCATGGCAGACGTAGAGTAGACTTCGTAAAAGTCAACTGGAAAGGCGTAGTCAAATGCTTTGAGATAAAGGTATCGAAGTCGGATTTCTACAGTAAACATGGTCATAATTTTGTTGGTGATTACAACTATTATGTGTTTCCAAAAGGTTTATACGATGTGGTCAAAAAAGATATTCCGAAAGGCATAGGGGTTCTTGTAGGTGTTTCTCTCCGATGCGTAAGAAAGGCAGAAAAGAGAAAGGCCGTAGACAACATGGTTCTGTATGTGTTGCGTAGCCTAAGCCGCGAAGCCCAGAAGGGGTGGCTATCGAAAGATAAAGTATATTTACAGCAGCTACGGAGACAGTGCGATCACTGGGAACGCATGGCCAAATCGTATCAACGTGACATAAGGGAGCTACAGAGAGAGCTGAGAAAGGTGGAGATGATAAATAGAGTGCGTAGTTAAGCAATACTGCAAATCAGCAGAAAAACGTGGTGAGTGTCGCAAATGCAAGGAATACAACAAATTTGACCGCAAGAAGTCAGAGTCACGATCGGCGATCGGCAGAAGGAACAAAAATAAGGGCAAGAAGTCCGAACAAAAACTATTGCTGCATTTTCAACGCCACGGCTTGGATTCGCGTATTATCGAAGGCTCGGGAGCATATAAAAAAGTAAGAGAGGGAGCAGACAGCGACCTGCGTGTAACCGTGTTGGGTAAAGAGCGCAAGGTAGAGAACAAGAAGCGCGTGTCGTTTGAGCGTATTCGGAATCTCATCGGAGAAAAGAAGGTGCTGTATATTACTGGTTTTTGCTATGTGATGAACGAAAATGTGTTCTATGACATAGTGAAGCACGGTGCAACTGTTTCTGGTTCTTTTGTGAACACAAGAAGCAATTATTATCCGATTCGGAAAGCATCTGACAGAAATTATGGATGGTTACATGGATTTTTTCAACAGGACTATGCTGATGTGGTATCTTTAGACGAGAGCTATCGCGATTTTTTATTTTGCCTACAGCCGTCTTTGTTTGAGGAGCTGACTGGACAGAAGGGAAGCGATACATATTGATTTACACTTACAAGGGTAAGGAGCTTCATGGAGAAAATGGGTGGTATGATGCCTTCGATCTGTGTTATATCATCGGATTTCATTCCCCAAGAGACACGATCCGTCGTTATGTCGCGAAGGAGAACCAGCGGGTGGTTGACTTAGACACATACATCAATGAAGACGGAGTGTGGAGTCTCGTATTTGCGCCAACGGTCAGAACAGACACCAAGAAGGAAGTTTCCAAGTGGCTCAGAGATTGCGTCCTTACAGTGGAAAGCAAGAGGGCTAAGAAAGCAGACACGTCCGGCGAGCATCATAGCGAAGCTGTATCTATCAAAATCGGCAAATCGGAGAAAGAAATCAACATCACGATTATGATGAAATAGAAAAGTACCAGAAAAATATAAACCACTTGTAAAAAGTGGTTGACAAGTACATCTCTATTGGTTTATTATATTGCTTGTCGGTGATTTATAAACTAAAAGGAGTGGTACTGTTGGAAGCTATACAAGTGGGAATAACCACTGCTCACTATGACCCGCAAAACATGTCTAAGGAGCAGGCGATCGAACAGACGATCAGGGCGCAAGAGGCGTGTGATCAAGTTGGTGGTAGGCTTCGCAATTTTACGGCATATATTCCACGAAAGGGAGAGCCGTGGCGCGAAAAACTCCAAGAATACGCAAGGGCGCGTTTTGGACACGTTGGAGGTAAGGCATGAACAAGAAAATTTGCATGACCATGAAAGAGTTTGAGGATATTGCCTGTGATGTGGCATCTGACATCGCAGTGCGTGTCTATAAACATGCAGAAAACAGGGGAGACTCGGAGAAAGACTCAATGCTTGCAGCAGAAGGAGCTATAGCAATGCTGTCCGACTTCTTTGGAGGCATCAAAGAAAAGGCAGAGAGCACTCCGCTTCAAGATTCTCCCCGTAGGTTTATCTGCTCCGAAGAGTTTCTTCCGAAAAGAGCTACAAGCAGTTCTGCCGGGTACGACATCGTTGCTCCGCGCGACATAGTTATTCCTTTTGCCAGTGTGGTCAAAGTAAAGACCGGAGTTAAGGTGTATATGCCTTCCGATGAGGTTTTGAAGATTTATCCTCGCTCTTCTATGGCGATCAAACGGGGAGTAACGCTCCTCAATGACGTTGCTATTATCGACAGCGACTTCAAGGACGAAATCGTTCTCGCTTTGCACAACAACTCTATGGGCGCTGTGACCATCAAAAAGGGAGAGAAAATTGCACAGGGCATCTTCCAGAAGTACCTCACATGCGGAGATGAACCGTCTGTAGTTCGCAGCGGTGGTATTGGCTCTACGGGTAAGTAGTTGACCCGCTGAATTGACTCTAACGGGTACTGCTCTGTAGCTCCAAGTGGCGAGTTCTTTTGCATATCGGAGAGAGGTCTTTCCCTTGCTCATAGCTTATATTCCATTTGGAAGCGTTTAGAAAGTTTTCTATTTCTTCCTTCGCTTCTCGTATATAGTCGCAAGCGTTATAAGTTATGTGTTATATCCCTTCTTTCGTCGATTCGATTCGATGTGTAATAATTTTGCCGCTCTTGTGGTGTGACGACTAGCGTAACCATTTGTGGGAACGCTGCACAAAGGAGACAGAGAGCTACAGAGCAGTACCCGTTAAGATAGGCTTGCAGAGTGAGCCGTGAGCTATGGTGATAATTCGGACATGCCTAAAAAGCTCATGCAAAGACCAGAAAGGAGACAGGGAAAGATGAACCTGATTAGAGCGGTTTAACACGCATAATGAATAGCATATAAGTGTAGGAATTAGCCCACGGTTGAGTATGGTTGCACAAACAAATACAAAGCCTTGGGCTTTTTCTTATGTAAGAAAGGGGAAAATTTGTGAATAAGTGTATGTTTGTTGGGCGAGTTTGCAATACTCCCGAGATGAAAATGGTTGGGGACAACGTGGTGACGACGTTTCGCCTAGCTGTTGATGGCAGAAATGACAAAACCACTTTCGTTCCGTGTGAAGCATGGGGAAAAATCGCGGAAATCCTTACCAAGTACGTGGACAAGGGTAGGGAAATCGCAATCGAAGCCCGCTTGAAGCAACGGCAGTTTGAGAAAGACGGGAACAAGCGAACGGTCTATGAGTTTGTCGTTGAAGATTTTACTCTCATCGGAAAAGGCAAGGCTGCAAGGGAGCAGAAGAGTGGCGACACAGCGGAAGGCGCGACGGACGGAGCGAAGAAGGACGCACAGGAGAACGTAAATGCTGAGAGTTGACAATGCAAGAGTATTCGGGGTGACGGATTCGTTCGTCGCCTCTGGCTACCCTATGTGCAAAAAGATTACAGACGAGACGCTGATGCCGGGGATGGGTACGATTGAACGGCTTGCTTCTTCTCCGATTGGAAGCGGTCACGATCAGTTTTTGACTGGAATCATCGTGCAGTTCGACCTCACAGCTCCTATCAAGTTCTGGACAGAGATGCAGCGTTATCACTTTATGGACTTCGTAAGCTCTCAAAGCACTATGCATCGGTTGGCTAAAATGGACTTGCTGAGCGCAGATGTGTTTGATGAGAACACGGACACGGCGATTATCGCTAGGCTAGTGACGTTGCAGAACGCATACAATGCGAATCCGACAGAAGAAAATTTCCTCCGACTGGTTATGAGTTGCCCGACTGGATTGAATCTTACAGCTCGTATGACAACGAATTACAGACAGCTCAAGACCATCTACAAACAGAGAAAGAGCCACAGGCTTCCACATTGGCGCAAGTTCTGTGAGTTCCTTGAAACTCTGCCGCTGAGCGAATGGGTTTTTCAGTGAGGAGTGCTGTATTTTTTCCGATTTGCATGTTGATATTTCTCTTATCTTGTGATAATCTATGGGAAAGAGAACATATGTTCGATAAAACAGATATAGAAATCGTAGATACGGTGGATGTATTTGATACGGAAGGCGAACATGAAGACTTGCCTCTGATGAAGCATGATCCGTCGGTTGAAACACCGATTGAATCGCTCGAAGTACCGTCGATCGAAGCATCACCGATGTCGGAAGTAAAAGAATCCTACATCATGGAAACTACTGCGTACAATGCTACGGTAGAGCAATGCGGCAAAGCAGACGGCATTACGGCATCCGGAACATACGTCACCGAAGGGAGAACGGTCGCTTGTAATGACTTCCCCTTTGGGACAAAACTTCTCATCGGAGAAAATGTGTATGTGGTTGAAGATCGTTGCGGTTACGACAACGTGGTAGACATCTACTTTGATGACCATCGCGACGCTATGAATTGGGGCAGGAAAACCATGGAAGTAACTGTGGTGGAATAGAGGAGGGAGCAAAAAAAGTGTTCGTAGTAAACGAAGATGAAACGATGGCGGTTGCATATCATGATATTACATCATTGAGCGTGGAAAAGCTGAATGGGTGCTATGTTGTGAAAGCAGATACATCGAATGATGCCATTGTTCTTGTGAGGTTCAAAGAGCAGCCTCGTCTTGGGGCAATCATTACTTCGATGTGGTATGAAAACATAAGGGGCGCTGCGAAGTGGCAGTACAACGATCCGGCATGAAGCAAAAGGTGTCCCACAAAAAGGTTGTGTTCCTGGGAAGACCTATGACAGATGTTGACGGAAAAACCTATGATGAGAAAAAACTAAAAGACTTAAGGGCTAGGGGGAAGAAGCATGCTGCTAAAAGACGTAAAAGTTGGTGATGTTGTTCTCGTCGGAGACTTAGGGAAAGGTGTTGTTAAGTATATTGACCCGAGGGGTGTCGGAGAAGAAGTTGCCGTAGAATTTGATGGCTCGAACGAATGTTTTCACGACTGCGACGGGTACTGCAAAGACAAGCGAGGTTATTGGTTGTACGCAAGCGACCTTGAGCTTGTGACGCACGGAGGGGGTATGTCTAAGGAGACATCGGAAAAAGAAGAACACACAGACAGCGGCACGTCAGAGCGTCAGAGCCACTACAAAAACGCAGCGCGTCAGCCGATTGAGTTTATGCAGGAGCTTATGACCCCAGAGGCTTTTGATGGGTTTCTCTTGGGCAACATTCTCAAATATCGCTTGCGTGCGGGATTCAAAGATGATGCCAACAAAGACATCGAAAAGGCGGCACAGTATGCCTACTGGCGCGAACTGGCGCAGAAGGGAGTTATGATTGACCCTGAGCGCGATGTGGTTCCATCTGGTTTTACCTACGAGGTAGTATGAATGATTACAGAGAACAAGAGAGTCGAAGAAGTTCGCGCAAAGCTCAAGAAAGCGGACAAGTTAAGAAAAGAGCTGCTAGGAATCTCAAGGTTTCTGACGATCAAAGACGTAGAGAACATCCAGATAGTTCTTCTCTCAAAACGCTTTAACAAAGACCTTATAATTGAGGAGGGGGAGCTGTTTGATATGGTTATTCATCCCATAATTAACACAATGAAAGAATATCTCGCAAAGAAAGAGAAAGAGTGGGAGTCGCTTGAAATATAAGGTTGGAGACAGGGTGTTCCATAAGAAAAGAGGATGGGGGATTGTAAAAGGAAGTAAAGAGATTTACTCTTGCCTTTGCTATGCTGTTGACTTTGACGAGAAGCGTTGTGATGGGTTCCCATGTGATGGACTATGCAGAGATGGACACGGGTTCTTCGTTGTGGAGTTTGATCTATCCAAACACGACTCCTTTCTGAATGACATAAGGATTGGTGTCGGTGGGACGTTACATGACCTCCAAAAAGAGTGGAATAAACTCACGCCGTGGGGAAAGTTCGTCTATAGCGCCCTGGCTATTTTTGTATCTCTGTCCATGTCGCTCTATATTGCGGCAGAAGGATTACCATACGACGCGTGGAAAGTTTTTGAAAGAGGCTACAAAAAGTTGTCTCACATTTTCAGAATATATAAGGAGTGATAAGCGAAGAATGAATGATTTGAAGAATATGATTGTCGTTAAACGCGATGGCACAGAAGTTCCTTTCGATTCGGAGAAAATCCGTATGGCTATCGAAAAGGCTTTTGTAGCTACGGAGCATGACCGCGCCAAGGAAGAGGCTGTCCGGATGACGAGCGTTGTGTGCGATGACATCAGCCGTGTTATAACGCGTGTCGATGAAGGAAAAGGACGACTTCCCGATGCGAACATTAACAGAATCTCCGTCGAAGATATTCAAAATGTTATAGAGTTTGAGCTGATGGCACATTTCCCCGATGTGGCTAAGGCGTACATCCTCTATCGCCAGAAGCGCACGGAAGCGCGGATGGCTAAGTCGGAGATGATGAAAAACGTCGAGAAGCTCGTGCAAGAGATGAATCACGATAATGCAAATACACAGAACAGCGCCGCATCCAAGATGTATGGTATTGCAGAAAGCGTATCGAAGGAATATTTCTTGAGCAAGATGTCGAAACGTCATGCGGAGAATCATCGAAAGGGCAGAATCTATATCCATGATTTAGGCTATTATGGCTTGACATGGAACTGCTTCTTCAATCCTTTGGGCAAGATGCTTAAGAACGGGTTCGATAACGGTGTAGGCTATATCCGTCCTCCGAAGAGGATAGCATCTGCCGTAGCACTGGCTTGTATTATCCTTCAAAGCAGTCAAAATGATATGTTTAGGCTCATTCAGAGCATCTGGACACTGGTGCGGTGACGTGCCAGAACAAACTCTCCTTTAACCTATTATCGTAGGGTGTGCGACTTACACGGAAACGTGGAGCTGTAGGAAATGACAGTTTGGAATCGCGCTAACAGGGAACGCTGATGCATAGTCCCGCATCGGAAAATCCTGTGCCACAGCTTCTAACGAGAGAAACAGAAGCTAGGTCAACAGACTATCCAAAGGGTATCGGGCGCGAAAAGTATTCTGTCTTATCAGCAGATTAACCGAGAGTAACCGAGTAGAGTAGGATAACTATTGATACGCTATCCGAAAATGGAGCGTCTTTGTTTGGAACAACAGAGATGGAGATATAGTCGGCCTGTCTTAAGTGGCAGGTGGGAGGGCAGGGCTTCCTCAACTTCGATACCGATCTCGCGCCGTATGTCGCTAAAGAGCGTGAATGGCAGCGGAGCAACATGAAGAACGGTAGCGAGGAAGATGTAGAAGAAGCTACCGAGAAAGCTGTCTATCAAGCGATGGAGGCTTTCGTATATAACATGAATACCATGAGGAGCAGGTCTGGTGCCCAGGTTACCTTCTCAAGCGTGAACTTTGGAACAGACACTTCCGAAGATGCGCGAATGGTAAGCCGTAATCTTTTCGAGGCATATATGGCTGGCTTGGGTAACGGAGAGAATCCCATTTTCCCGAATCTGTGCTATCGCCTTAAAGACGGCATCAATTTACATAAAGGAGAGCCGAACTTTGACATTACAGAACTGGCGATTGAGTGTGTAGGCGAACGCATACAGCCGCGTTTTGTGTTTGCCGACAGTCCTGCATACAATGGATTGAATCTCTCCGATGTGGGAACTATGGGTTGCCGCACAGCCGTCAGAGGCGACGTGAACGCTGACGAACGACATCACGGTTCTGACGCAAAAGGGAATCTGTTCTTTAACACGATCTCTTTGCCGTACCTGGCATTGGAAGCGAAAAGAAAATGTGAAGAGAACAAAGGATCTGATCTTCGTTGCGTTTTCAACAAAATCCTTTTTGAAGCTATTACAGATGCGATTGACGAACTGCTTGAACGCTATGAAGTAGTTAAGAACTTCCGCGTAAAAGATATTCCGTTTGTTGGTCAGTGGTATATGGGCAGCGACGGTAACGGCGATGGCTTAAAGCCGGATGACACCGTTGAAAGCATGGTAAGGCATGGCTCTCTGTCGGTAGGGTTCGTTGGTCTTGCAGAGTGCTTGAATGTTCTCGTCGGACATCATCATGGCGAATCGGAAGAAGCTCAAGAGCTTGGGTTGAACATCGTTGGTCATATCCGAGAAAGAACGGACGAAGCTACAGAGAAGTATGGATTGAATTTTTCGACCTTTGCTACTCCTGCCGAGAGCGCCTGTTACACGCTTTTGAAAAAGGCTCGTGATGAGTTTGGCAGCGTAGAAGGGGTGACGGACAAAGAATACTTCACAAATTCGACGCATTTACCCGTATCGTTTGAATGTGATATGAAGAAGAAAATTGACATCGAAGCACCATACCATTTGCTTTGCAACGGCGGTCATATCTTCTACATTGAGACAGGTTCTTCTCCGAAGTGGAATCTGTCTGGTGTGCTCAAGACGCTGCAATATATCGCCAAGAGCGGCATCGTATATGGAGGCTTAAACTGGCAGCATAACTACTGCAATAAGTGTGGTTGGCAGGGATCGTTAGGCAATAACGACAAAGAGCCTGTCTGCCCGAAGTGCGGAAGTAAAGACATCAAAATCACGCGAATTATTACGGGATATTTGTCCACGACAGACCACTTTAACGCAGGGAAGCTCGCTGAATCCGATGATAGGACGGCTCACGCATGAAATATAAGAGGAGAACGCTTTATAAAACGTGCGAAAGTCCGTACATGAGAATTGCGGGCATCAGAAAAACTTCCTTACATGACGGAGCGGGCATAAACCTTGTGGTGTTCTTTCAAGGCTGTGTTCACAAATGCGATGGGTGCCAGAATCCTGAGACATGGAGAAAGAACGGGGGCTACAAAGTCCTCGTCTCTGATGTCATTAAGCAAATCGAAGAAAAGATGGGCTTTATCAGTGGTGTGACTTTTTCTGGGGGCGATCCCGTTCAACAGCCGGATGCTTTGTGTGAAATCGCTAAGTGGTGCAAAGAACACGGCTTGATGACTACGCTCTATACAGGTTATCAGATATATGACTTGTACGAGGAGTGGTACGACGAAAGGCAAATAAGGTGGAGGTATTTGCCGTTCATGCCCCACATTGACGTCGTGATTGACGGCGAGTTTGAGAAAGACAAAAAGGGAGATTTACCTTTTCGTGGTAGCGACAATCAATTCTTGTGGCGACGTGGGCAGAACTACACCGACAAGCGCCCAGAATGGGTTACACTTGTAGCCGACGATGGATGCTTTAGCTTAGAGACATTCAGACCATAAGAGGTGATAAACTGGAAAATATGAAGCGTTATGCTGTATATGTTGATGTGCTTACTCGGGGAACATTGGTCATTGATGCACCGTGCGAAGAAGATGCTCGAATGAGAGCTTCGGATATTCTTGACGATGTTGATGAGACGAATGCGAGGAAGGTGTTTGATGACCATTCCTTTGATATGGAAATAAAGGATATGGAAGAAGTGGAAGTGGATACTGATGAGGGATATGTCTTGTAAAGAGCCAAGCCTTGTGAAATGGGGGAATTGTTGAAGAATGTTGAAGATGAGTTCGGAAATGTATAATGTCGTTACTTTTTGCGTCGGCATCGTAGGATTCCTTATCGGATGGAATCTAAGACTCCCAAGGAGATAAGTTGACCAACCTACATGTGCTTCTTTGTCGAAAGGGAAGCGAATGTTATATGGTGGTCGCGCAAGATACGCTCGAAGGAGCGATGCAGAGTCTAGGGACGTATTATGATGATGTGAAGTATGTGAGAGAAGAGCCAGACGGTTCTCCGTTCATAAAGAAATGGTGCGGAACGCGGCATATAGGGAGCAGTATTTTGAAGCATTGCGCCTTTTATGGCCTGTTCGGCACGAGAAGAAAGAAACCACTGTATGAAGCTTGACTCTGTTGTAGACATTATGTCTATGTATGATGATAGTGAACCTTCAGTGGTCGCTGAAAGAACGATACGAAAGTATGGCATAAGTGCTTGTGAAGCACTGGCAGAAGCAGAACGTAGAAAAGAAATCGTTGAGAACCTGCGTGTTGTTATGGAGGCTCTTACAGAGAACCAGCGTAAAGTGTTATTGATGACTGGCGCGGGATATACCCTGGAGGAAATAGGTGCAGAAGTGAGAATCACATTTCAGGGAGTCAAGGAAGCCCGAGACTCCATTCCAAAAACTCTTGAAAAGGCCGCAGACGAAGATCGTATACAGTTCTTGAGAGAAAAAATAGAACAGTTATCTGCCACCTCAAGAGGAAGACATTCTAAGTTGTACGCCGATCTAAAAGAAGAGCTTGCACATAGGGAGAAAATTCGTGAAGCACTCAAAAAGCTGATCGTGTTACTTGAACCTCCTGTAAGCATGAGAGAAATGGACGGCAGCGCTTTTGAAGGAGCATATCCCTTTGAAATAGCAACGGCGGTTGGAACGGGTATAAGAGAAGCTATAGACAGAGGTCACAAAGTCATGAAGCCTACGTCTAAGTGCGTGATGCCTGAATACCTGCGCGATGCGTTCTGTGACAACAATGGAGTATTTCATGGAAGTATTGCCTATAAGCCTAGCTATGTTTCTCCGATATGCTGCACCTTATGTGCTAAATGTAAGCGCAAGAAAGATGTTGATGGCAGAGATGGATATGGTGATTACGGAACAGAGCGCGTCGTAGATCGCGTTGTAGTCGCAGAATGCGAAGATGATGTTGCAGTCATTGACACGCCGGGCGATTCGGATGTAGCATAGGCCGACGTAGCATAAACCATATATACACAAAAAGGCCCCGCGCCTCCTTTATGGAGGTTAGCGGGGCCTTTTCTTTGTTTTTATACAGATTCATTCATTTCATTAAGAGCTATGTCTATTTCTTCGATTCGGGAAAGCAGTCGTTCTTTTTCTTCCAACAGCGCTTGCTTAGATGGCTTGCGCTCGATAACTTCTACTTCCCATTCATCATTAAGACCGAGGCGCTTCTTTATCGCTTCCAGTGGCACATCGCGAATAAGAAACACCGTGCCTTCGTCTATGGTGACATGCGGATTTCTCGCGCTCCCACCAGAGCCGATGTTCCCGTCAAGCATAGAGACGGAATCTTTCATACTCTTGGGAATCCACGCGCCGGAATCACGATGAGATATTTGAGCAATCGTATATCCGAACGCGTCTCCTTCGTAAATATCGTTTTTCGCTGTGATTTTTACATCTGCCGTCTTGCACGGTGCGTCGTCTCTACCGAAGCACCTCTTCATGAGTTCTCTCACGGAATTGATCGTATCAGACGGCACTATCCAGCCAGAGGATTCTCTATCCCATCGCCCACCAATGTTCTTCATCCGTTTCGTGAACCATTCGTTGTACGGAGTACGGATAAGGCACGTCCCGTCGCCCGATGGAGTTATTGTAAATACCATTTTGTCACTCCTTCTCCTCGTTTTCCCTACTCAATTCTCCCCAAACGCTCGGTCTTTTTACATCGTAACACGCATCCCAATCGGAGAAGTATGAGTCTACCTCATTTTTATAGCGAATATCTCCGTTCAAAACGCTTTCGATGTATTCCTCTTTTGCTGGATATGCTATATACACTCCGATGTGGTCAAAACTTGGCTTTGTTTCTGCGTCCACTTTTTCATAGAGTGGTATTGCCTTGAATACGGCGCAGTCGCGATGATGTTTCCATTTGTAGCTAACATAGTAGGTTTTGTCCCCTATGTCAGTTACGCTTCCTTCGCCTATGATGCTCTTGGCCATGTCTTCTGTTATCTCTACCATTTGTTTTCACTCCCATCGAAGGAAGGTCTAGGTTTCCATCTTCCACAGTGGCTTCCTTTTGCAGTATTGCCTGACTCGCCATGCGGGAGCTTCTCCCTTTGTAAAGAACACCTCAATAACCCGACGGAGTTCGTATTCGCAAACGAGTTGGCCAACCCTGTCTTCTTTCTTGAAGTCGTTATACAAGGACGAGAAATACTTGTCCATGACATAGCGGGCTTCTTTTACGTCTTTTTCTTCGCCATGTATGTTATCCAAGTAGTAGTCAAAAAACATCTTTGCTACGTCCGGCTTGCCCTTGGTTTCGGCTTCTTCGAGAACGTGCATGATTGCACCTTCAATCTTATGTGCTACCAGAAGCTCTTCAATGCTCCATTCTATGTCTTCATCGGGCAACAGAAGCGGAAAGATGTCATCTGTGTCTTCTTCGTGTTCTTTTTGGTAGCGCTCATGGCCGATACTGGCGGCTTTCTCATATTCCTTAATCCAAGCAAGAGCCTCGGTTTTAGAGCACGACCTTGGGCTTTTCTGTCCCGTCAACGACCACTCCTCATAGACGATCCCATCAACAATGCGCTTTTCATAGAGAGGAATGGCATTCTCCGATGTGCAGGGAAGCATCTCGAACGGCACTCCCAGATAGTCGTGAGTGTCGGCGAATACTTTCATCCACCGCACGTTGGAGTCTGAGGTCATGCGATCGACAAGAGCCTGCATGGTTTTTGTACCATCAATCCCCATAGAATGAGTGAAGTCGCCGTCAAAACGGTCTTCCGCATACTTCTTGGGGCCTTCATACCACACTGTATATTTCATGATTATGCCTCCTTAATGGAATGTTTAGATACACATACGTCGCACCTGTAGCGAATCGGAAAAGCAGCCAGAACGCGGACGATGTGTTGCAGTCACCCGCGCTCGCTGCCCAGCCGAAAAATGCTTAGTTTGGCACTTCGTTTTCGCTGACACCACTGCGCTCTTTCAGCTCTTCGTTTTCCCTTCTCAGACGCTCGATCTCCTCTTGTTGCTCCCGCAGGGTTCTTATCATATCGGAAACAATATCTTCATAGTGGTTGATTTTTGCCTTCTCTTTAGTATACATAGCTTCCTCTCCTATACAGAGTGTTGCTTCACTCGTTATTCCAAACTGTAAATCCTTGCTCGTCTATAGCGTAGCCATATTTGATAAAAAATCTCTCTACTGTATCGCGGAAAAGACGCGAGTTCGCAGGCCGTACCTTGTATTTAATAGGAATCTGAACGTGAACCCTACCTCGATAAGTGAGTCTCATATACTTGCCTTTCTGCTCATTTTCGTCTTCCCCTAAAAAATGTATTCTATCACGATCGAAGGCATACACATAAGCAGTTATCCAGTCACACCTTTCCCTGAGAGAGTTCCAGTATATTTTCCAGCCGTCTTTAGGATTTAGCCTGTCGCCTATTATTCGTACTTCTGGCTTAGAAACGTCGTAGCACCTATCCCAATCGGAAACAAATTGACTTAACTCTTGCCTATATCGGGTCAGAGTGCGTTTTAGATGGTCGATGTTGCCACCTAGCGCAGAAGAAATATCTCGTTCTGCCTCTGCGTATGCGTCTTTTGCTTCCAAGAAGTATTTTCTCGCAGGGTAAGCTATTTCTACACCAATTTGCCTAAAACCCAGCCGATCGGAGGATTCACACTCTCGCAGTTCGACTTTAGCGTAAAGGGGAACCCCTTTTACCGTAGAGAAATCGCCGTCGAAATTCCACTTGTAGCCAACATAATAGCCGATCTCTCTCACGTCTGTCATGTACCCATCACCGATAATGTTGCGGGCAATCTCTTCTGTGATTTCTACCTTCATGTCCTTCGCCTCTTTCTTCTTTCTGTAGCATACATCGGAAACAGTAGGATAACCAGTGTGCAGGCCGTAGTCATACCCCAAACACCTCGCGCCCGACATCGAACACATCTTTTTCTGCAAGGTGGATATACCTCATAGACGTATTCATGTTTGCGTGCCCTAACACCTTCTGGATCACGTTTGCCGATGCGCCTGCCTTCGCGTATGCTGTTCCACAGCCGTGACGGAACGAATGACAGTGCAGATCGGGAAAGCCACAGTAGACACATAGCTTCTTGACCTGCTTCTGAAGCCATCGTGCCGTGAGTTTTCCTTTTTGACCGACAAACAGGTACTTCCCGTCTTCCGACGGTATATTCTGTGATGGTTTCCAGTTACCGATGATTTTTTCACGCTGGCCAAACACATACAAATGATAGAGTAGGCCAACGTTTTCAAAGAGCTGCACCTCATGCAGCTTCTTCGTCTTCTTATCACGGTACTTGAGAAACACATTTCCCGCCTTGTCTCTTTTGAATTGCTCCATACGCAGTGACACCACATCTGATATTCTCATGCCCATATAAAACATAAGAGCAACGGCTAAGGCTTCTCTATGTTCCGCTGCGTTGATTATACGCTCTGCCTGCTCGGGCTTTGCGTACACTGTTTCGGGAGTATATCCCTTAAGTTCTCCCATATACGAGATCATGTCTTTTATATCCTCTGCGCTAAAATAGCGTGAGAACGTATGAAGAAATTTTTTAAGCGCGGAGTATCGAGCGAGCACCGTATTGTAGCTCAAGCCATTGTCGAGCCACTCATTTGTCTTTCGCGCAATATGGCGCTTGGTAGGCAGATCGGAGAAGTCAAACTGCCTCATGTTCTCCATATACAGCTTTTTCGTTCTCTCCGCTTTGTTGCCCAGATATATTTCAAATTCTTCCATCAATTTGTCCATAGTGACTTCCATAATGATCTCCTTTCGTTTTTATTTTTCCATGCGTGCAGTGCGCCTGTCCTAGCGTGCAGCCTTGCGTGCCGTCTTGAGAGCTTCCTTGCCATAGCAAACTTCTCTAATGCCATCATCCAGAATCTCCATGTATTTTGGGTACATGATTCCGTCGATGCAGAACACCAGATAGGGGCGCGGCCATCCGTCTCCATTATATTTGTTGAGTACGGAAGCCGTAACGTCTCCCTCATATTCAAAAGCTTTCGAGAAGCCTTCTGTCTCTACGATTTTCACTCCTTGCGGGAGCTGTACTTCAACCTCCTCGGACGTGGTACCCATCGGCATCATCCCCCAAGAGTGACGATACCCCATCACATTGTGGTTCAAAAACAGTGTTGTCTTCATGATATTTCTCCTCTTCTTGTCCGTCACCGTCTGACACCGTCCGCCGCTGTCCAATTCACCAGTTAAAATGGTTCACACGTATCGAAAGAGCGGCGTTTCTGCCGCTCTTTTTTTTGGCGCTCAATCTTCGACGTACCCTTGCACTATTTCAAGCTCCGGATTATCCCATCGATTCCCTATAACATCGGTACAATCTTCTATTTCCTCTACGTCATTTTCCACACCGAACCCTTCGCCTACATCTATCACTCTCAAAGCTCCATCTCGGTAACGCGCCACTCGCTCTTCATCGCTCCAACACCTCCATCATATTAAACTCGGCCGCCGCCTTCTTCGCTTCCCTCTTCGTTTCAAAGCTCCCGCCATAAATCTTGGGATTGC